ATGAAAAAGACACTGCTTTCTCTTTTACTTCTCACCTGTGCCAGCAGTGCGTTAGCCGCGCCGCAGGTCATCACTGTCAGCCGGTTTGAAGTGGGTAAGGACAACTGGGCATTTAATCGTGAAGAAGTCATGCTTACCTGCCGTCCCGGTAACGCGCTGTATGTCATCAATCCCAGTACGCTCGTGCAGTATCCGTTAAATGACGTGGCGGAGCAGCAGGTTGCCAGCGGGAAAAGTAACGGACAGCCTGTCAGCGTGATCCAGGTAGATGACCCGGCAAACCCCGGGCAGAAGAAGAGTCTGGCACCGTTTATTGAGCGCGCTGAAAAGCTCTGCTAGCCGTCAGGTTTCCAGTAAAAAAAAACCGCAGGTGCTTGTAAAAGCTCTGCGGTTTTTCACATTTAGTGATGTTCTGACGCTTTTTTTCAGACCACTTTTGCTGTGGACTGGAAAACCTGACGTCGTCATCTATTCTTAAAGGGCAAGGCGATTGAGCCTGCATTAATGCCAACTTTTAGCGCACGGCTCTCTCCCAAGAGCCATTTCCCTGGACCGAATACAGGAATCGTATTCGGTCTCTTTTTATCTATTTGTTTTTCAAGGGTTTTTTCGGTATTAACACGAAATCCCCCGAAATTTACTCGAATATTCCATATCCTGTCTAAACCATAACATACTCTGCACCACGTGCGTCCAGGTATTTTTTGGTCATTGTTAAATTTTTGTGGCCCAGTAAGCGCTGAGCAAATTCCTCCCCGCGCTCCTTTTCATAGAGCCTGCTCGCCAGACTTCTGATCTCATGGAAAGGTGGTGGGTTAGGTCCAAATTTTAACCCGGTCGAATCCCTTATCTCTGCAAAGGCCTGGGTGAGTCCGTCAGGAGTTAGCGGCCCCGGCTTTCTTCCCCCGCGGCGGACAGGAGAGTAAAGCATGAAGTCGGAAGGGTTGTTCACCCGGCATCGATCAATGACATCCTGCAACACAAGCCCGGCGACGTCCAGCCTCAAATCAAGGGGAAGTGCCAGTTTGTGACCTGTTTTCTCCTGCGTAACGAAAAGCCTCCCATATTTAATGTCACTGAACCTGAACAGTGAGATATCCTCCCGCCGCTGGCCGGTGACCAGTGCCAGATCGCATGCGTTTGGCGCCCATTCAGAATGAGTTAATGCAGCCTGGCGGATGACCGTGAATTGTTCTAGCAGCAAGCGTTCTCGCTTAACTTTCGGTGTCGGAGTTCGCGTCGGTTCTGCCGGGTTCCTGTCGACATGTCCTTCCACAATCGCCTCCCTGAAGATGTCCATCAGCACAGACCTGAGCCCGGAAGCCATGCTCTTTTTATCGCAGAGAATGTACGCTTCAAGGAATGAGGCGATGTCCTTTGTCGTGACAGAAGCGAGGGGAATTTTGCCGAACTCTTCCTTAATGGTGGCGATCTGGTTTCGCCTGACCTTCATCGTGTTTGGTTTCAACTCACGCCGTTCGAGAATTACCTCGTAACGCTCCAGCCATGCGGCCACTGTGAAAGTGGGCACGTCTTTTATGCGATCCAGGAGAGAGGAGGGAAGGTAATTCTGGTCGATGTAGTTGTTGGCCTCAATGGCCTGGGCAACAGCATCCTTGCGATCAATTCGGCCAAGAGAAATCTCCTGCCCGGTCACCGGATTGCGCCAGCTGTAAAGTCTGTCTCTTTTACGATAGGTCAGGTTACGGGGCAGGTTAGCGTCGTAACGTACTGGCCTTTTCGCCATGAGTCAGTCTCTCCAGTAAGGTGCCGCCGGACGGCAGTTTGGTGTGTTTCGGTTTAGCGCGCAGATTCTTCTTGCGCGGATCTACGTAGATAGCGTCAGGCTGAACCTTATATTCCTTTCCGTGCAGCTCCGGCGCGGGATAAATTCGCCCCTCCCGCGTCCATCGACGCAGAGTAGAAAGGGAGGGCGGAGTCGTGTAGACCTCAGCAGCCCATTCCTGCAAGTTGAGAAGCTTAGCCATGAGAACTCCTTAGCCACCTGGCATTATATGCGAGGCCGCGTTGACGTGTTGATTAATCGAAATCAGGTAAAAAGAAGCCCGGCGCGGGGCCGGGCAAAAGGGATCACGAGGTGGCGCTTTCGCACCCAATAGCCAGCTCATAACTGGCCATCAGTTGCGTCAGGCAGAAGGAGATGGGTATGGAAGCCACTCTTCGATTCGAACGTCATCATGCTCAATGCCTTCGATCTGGAAAACCCACTGCCACTTTCCTGTGGGGCCGGAAACGCTCTGCCATTCAGCCCGCCAGGCAATAAGCACGCCCTCACCATTGAGATCGTTAACCAATACCTGTTCATGTGTTTCTGGAAGACGTTCTGCGCATTTGATCCATGCCATATCGTGGCTGAGCAAAGGTGAAATTCGTGAGAGAAGCGTTTTCTGCGCATCCTCAATAGTCACCGGCTCGCCGGGGCTGCCAAAAATAGCAAAGAAGTCACTTATTTCTGACTCAACGAGTTGTTTAATTGTTGCCATAATTACTCCTCATGCCGCACGCTGGGCACGCAGCGATTTGATATGCTCGCTCGTCTCCAGTTCGGCGCGTATCTGCGCCGCCTCACGGTGATCGAGGTGCTCAAAATCATTGTTGAATCGGTCGATTGAAGCGGTGTTTATTCGGCCCTGTCGCCAGTAGCGGACTATCTGTGATGTGCAGCTGTGAATGATGACGGGCCAACCGTGCTGGTCAGCGTAAATCTGACCCCGTTGAATTAGCTGGAACATGTGCACCACCTTTGACGAAAATCACCCAGTGGGTTTTGTCTGACTTGCCGGTGCGCTGCCAGATGACCGGCTTTTCTTCGGTCAGCGCCAGGATATTGCTAACCGGGATCTGAGTCTCGTTCCATTTGAAGATGAGTACGCCGTGTGGACACAACACCCTGAACGCTTCGGCGAAGCCTGCACGCAAATCGTCGCGCCATGTTTCTTTGTTGAGCCGGCCGTACTTTTTCCCCATCCATGCATTATCACCGACACGCTCAAGGTGCGGCGGATCGAACACGACGACAGGGAAAGTGTTATCGCCAAAAGGGAGGGCGCGGAAATCGGCAATAAGGTCCGGGCTAATAACCAACTGGCGTCCGTCGCAAAGTTCATGCTGCTCGGCGCGGATATCACTGAAAACAGCGCGATCATCCTGCTTATCGAACCAGAACATGCGCGAACCGCAGCACATGTCTAAAATTGCCTTCTGCATTACAGTCCCCTCTGCTTATTCTTCAACTCGATGACGGATTGGCACTCCGCACAGGTCTTGCAGCCGGGAACGGCAGCGCGACGCGGCTCGGGAATTGGTTCGTCGCATTCCGCGCAAAGCTCAGCTGATACGGCGTTGCGGTTCACCCGGTGAGCGGAAAGGGCAGCGTTACGCTGAAGCTCTTCAATCTCTGCTGCTGTATCGATGATATCGGCCATGGTCAATGCTCCAGGAACTGTCGGTTAATTCGGTTGAAGGTGAACGCCAGCAATAAAAAAGGAGCTTTAAGCTCCTGGGTGATTAGTGCCTTCATGCTGCACCGCCTTCATTCTTCTCGGCTTCGACCGCCATCTGCTCAAGCCGTCGCGATAACTCGACGGCCAGCGTCTGGAATTCTTCCTCGGTCGCCACCGGGATGGGCACAAAGCGAATCCCGATGTGTGCGAGGTTGTTGGCGATTTCGAGGCTCTTCCTCAAATCGACTGGTGAGGCTCTGTTCATGCGGCGCGTTCCTCTTCTTGGAAGATAATTTCCATTTCCAACTTCTCGGCCAGGGCATTCTCTGCGCGGGCGCCAGCTGATTTTTCCCAGCCACGCAGCATGAAAACAGCATCAGCACAGCGAAGCATTGACAGGCAGATGTCCATGTACTCAGCCTGAGTTAATCCATCCGGGAGCAGTGCGGGATTCAGGACAACATGACCTTTCGCCCCGAGAAAGACGTGTGCATGGTTAAAAGCGTCGCGGTTAAAATCAGGTAGGCCGCTCATTGGCCCTGCGATGTATATTTTCACTATTCCACTCCGAAGCGGCTATTAAGCCGCCCTGTGTATACTACGAACTCCAGGAGGCTAACTCCCAGAGCTTCAATTTTCTTGTGATGCTTGTTGATGATGGGAGGCACCGTTTCGTTCCAGTTTGGCTTTGGCTTCTTGCGCATGGCCTGCTGGATTTCCTCGGTGCAGCGGCGGCAGGCGGCGCGGATGGCGTTGTCTTTTTCTGGCGTCATGCGGCCTCCCGGCGGGCGAGAAGTTTCGCCCCGAAAGCCATCAGCTCGTCCCGGTCCACAGTTGCGAAGTGGCAGTGTGTACGCGGATACGGTCGCCAGATGATAAGCATCGACCCTTTGTTATTTCCCGAGACCGGCTTACCGGTGACAGGATTAATAAATGCCAGCCGCCCAGCGGTGATGAAGCGAACCTCGCTGGCGGTCTGGATAGCTTCCTTGAACCAGCCAACCGAGGTGTCCGCCGGTACCAGCATCACCGTGCCGATCTGATTGGCGCTCTCTGAGGCGGACTTCTTAACGAATGGCGTGATATCGCTGTATGGCGGGTTCAGCCAGGCGTAGCCGGGAATGCTCAGGTAATCAGCCCAGGGCGTTTCCAGCGTGTTCTGCTCGGCGGTGATGAACTTTCGGCACAGCGCGTTATGCGGCGCCGCGGCGGCGTCCAGCTGGAAGCAGAATTCAGAATCAAGGGAAGCAAATAGTGCTGGTGGAGTGCGCCATAGGTCGCGCTGGTCGAGCGGTGTTTTACTTCCGCCATAATCACCATTCATCTTCTCGGCTGGCAGCGCCGCGGCGATACGCTCACCAATCCAGCGCATAACCGGTACTGCCATGCTGTTTCCGATCGCTTTGTAGCGTGGCCCGTCCGGGCATTCATCAGCATCCTTTCCGCGCCAGCCGATCATGGTGTGATTGTCAGGGAAGCCCTGAAGGCGCTCGCACTCAATCGGTGTTAGGCGGCGAACCTGCATTCCGTACTGAACGACGTCAGCGGATGAGCGAGAATCCTGAGTGAAAGCCACATCTTCCTGATAACCTTTGCCCTGAGGGCCAGCTGCATCGTGACGACCGATAGAAGCATGTTGGATGCAGATGGCAGGGGGTTGGCCGCTGTTAGCATGGCTTTTATCGTGGTTGCCTGCGCGAACCGTTGGTGACAGATCTGACGTCGCATCAGCTCCATTATCTTTGTAGCTAAATGCAATGCAGGCGTTTTCTTGCCCGTTTTTGCGCCCGAGTGTGTGCGCAAGTTCTCGGTTAATGTCTGGATCTTGAGTTCCATGAACGACATAAGTTTCCAAATCCTCGGCAGTGCTGTCGCTTTCTTTTGCAAGAAGAGTCCGGGAAACATCAGAGTAAGAATCTGATACGAGCCCGGAACCGCGCTGGCTAAACAATTCCTGATTACTAGCGCCGATTCCGCCAATATTGTTGGACTGATTTAGGGTTGGGTGAGGGTTTGCTGGGTTATCCCAGTGACTACCGACTTTAGTGCGCTCTCCAGCATTTCTGGCAATTTCCGGTTGCGATTCTCGGCGCGGCGCAGAATCCCGGCGCACGCTGTCGAGCTCAAAAAGTACCTCTGCGGGATCGAATCCTTTTCTAGCACTTGCGACAACGAACACACGGCGGCGTCGTTGGGCCACTCCGAAAAATTGAGCATCAAGGACACGCCAGGCGATAACCCTTTGTGGTCCAGACACACAACCAGCGTGCGTCCATTTTCCCCCTGCTGGCTGTAATTCACTGCTTTCTCCGGCAAGTCCTGCCAGAAAGCACCCGAAGGCATTGTCTTTGCTGCTGAGCACGCCGGGGACGTTTTCCCAGACGATGATTGCTTCTGGCTCACCGCGTTCGCGGCGCTTTGCGTCGATTGCATTGGCTAATTCCACGTAAGAGAGGGTTAACTGGCCGCGGTCATCAGACAGGCCTTCACGCAAGCCTGCGATACTGAATGCCTGGCAAGGCGTGCCGCCGACCAGAAAATCAGGCGCTTCTACTTCACCAGCGCGAACCGCATCGGCGATTTTGGTCATGTCGCCGAGGTTGGTTACTTCCGGCCAGTGGTTGGCAAGGACAGCAGAGGGGAAAGGTTCGATTTCAGAGAACCAGGCGGGTTTCCAGCCGAGAGGTTCCCACGCTTTACTGGCAGCCTCGATGCCGCTGCACACGCTTCCGTATTTCATGCCGCCTCCTGCCTTTCCCGATATTCCTCAGCGAGCCGCTGCGCCTTTAATGGGTTGCTGACCACTTCTCCCCATGGCATTAGCCAGCCGTTACCAATGAAGGGAAGGCACAGTGTGCCAACCCTGATGTCGTCGTGAGCGTGAGTCATAGGATGGACTCCATTTCGTCGATGTAGAAGCCCTGAGCAATCAGGCGGCGACGGCGTGCGGCACGCGCAATGCATTCCTGCCGTCTACCTTCCTGCGATTGCTCTATGGCGCGCCGGGTGAACAGCCGTGATTTACCCTGCGGCGTTACAACCTTTGGCTTCGTGACCAGGCTAAATGTCCTGTCGCAGATGCCGTCCTCGTTAAGCCATTTCTCCGACTCAACAATCTGCGCTATCTGCCCGGTCCCGCGGGTAATGCCGTTGGCTACCCGGTTAAACTCGATGAGCGTTACGCCGAACTTCTCGGCGATTTCGCTACCGGTTACCGGGCGTCCGCGCGTCTGAATCATCCAGATAACGCGTTCGCGGAGGCCGGAGAATTGCCCGGTTCGCCCGGGCCTGCGATAAAAGGGTGTGCGTTTCATGCTGCACGCTCTGTGATTTTCTGAATTTCCGATTCCAGATCTGCAAGGAAGCTCTTAACCTCAGATTCGATTTCGCGCGCCAGCTCTTCATCGAAATGAATCCGCTTCTTGAAATAGGTGAGGTCAGGCGGCAGGCGATCATCGAAACTAACGAAATCACACCATTTCCGCCCGGTGCACATCATCTGTGCATGCATTTGCAGCATGTACTGGCGCTTTGGCTCGCCAGTTTTCAGCGTTTCAAGATGGGTCCAGGTGTTTGGGCATTTGATTTCGATAAGCCCGTCGTCGTTAACAAGTCCGTCAGGGCTGGCTGCGAATCCGGGTATGGTTGGGTGATCGATGAGTCCAACTTCAGTGATTTCCGTATCGAACTCATTCAGCGCGTACATTTCGCGCGCCACTGGCTCAAGTTCAGTACCGCGCAACATCGAGGCATTCGAAAAACCTTCCTCCAGCTTCCCGGTGAGTCGTTGGCAAATCAGCTCGGCCATGTAGTTCTGGCGGCTGGTGGAGTAGCCCGACTTAGTCCGGGCCATGACATCAGCCAGGCGACTGGCTGTGACCTTGCCGCAGCGCGCAGCAAACCATTCAGGGGTGCGTTGCTCCATTATTCAGCCTCCGTTTCTGCGATAATGACAGGTTCGGCGTTGTCTACAGCAAGACTCATGTCATACATGCGTCGCTTCTCAACTGCGCCGATCACCTGCTTCTCTTCAGCGCTTAGCGCCACCCAGAACTCCTGATACTTAACGGTTCCAAGGCGCGCGGCTGACTCACCTTTTGCGATCAGATCCGGGCGACGGCTATCTGATTCATGGCCCGCATGAACCTCTGCCGTTGTTCCTTCAATCACTCGCTCTGCCTCGTCCTGGTCGAAGATGCCAGCGAAACCAAAGGCCAGACGCGCGCACTGGATCAGCGTCTTGTGGCGAAGCATACGGGTAGGGTGGGACTGCCATGGCTGAGTGTTGCGTTTGCACTCGCCCATGTACTCGGTGACGATTGTCGGGTGCTTGCGGTCTTTGCGGTAAATCTTGCAGGTGCACGCGCCTTCTTCTTTGTCGTAAGAGAACTCCATGCCGTCAAACTGAGGATGTTCGTTGATAATGCGAGCCCATCCGTCAACGCCGACGACCGGGACAATCCCGCCTTTATCTGGGAAGGCATAAATCTCTTTGGTCCATGGGTTCAGGCCGTACTGGTTGGCGACGATCAGCAGGGCTGTGAATTGCTCGTCAGTGACGTTGCCACCTTTGAATGCTGTGTTCTTCAGCGTATTCATCAGGTCTGTACCGGCATCCATGCCGAGGCGTTCGGCCAGTTTACCGGCCATGGTGGAAAGTGCAGTGCTCATTGTTAATTCCCTCAAAATTAAAACGGGCAGCCGGTACGGTGTTCCCAGTCGTGTTCCGCCTGGGCGTAAGCAACTGCCGAAATGAAATCGTTGTAGGCCTCGCCAGCTTTATCGCTGCGAAGTCCTTCGTATGGGCTGGAGTCAATCGGGACCGTGAAGTGGAAGAGGCCGGACGGCTCTTTTGGCATCATTTCGATAATTTGCTGCGCCCGGTCGTCGATCCACTTCTCCTTCTCGTCGGTGAGCTGCTGCTCAACCCATAGCCGATCTTCGATGCGGTCGTAAGTGAGGTATGCGTTCATGGTTGCCTCAATATTTGATGTGCGCGTCCTGCACTTTGCCGCCAGCGATCGCCAGCACTGCTTTCTGCGCGAATTCTTCTGGGATGCCCTGAGCAATCAGGTCTGCGTAGACACGACGGTTGACGGTGCGGCGGTGCTCTTTGTCAGCTGCGCGGCGCGCTTCTTCTTCAGCTTTGCGCTGCTCTTCTTCCAGACGGGCGGCTTCTGCCTCTTGCAGGCGGCGGCGCTCGGCGGCAACTGCTTCTTCTTTTTCGCGTCGTGCACGCGCTTCCGCTTCCTGCTTCTCACGCGCCGCACGCTGTTCCGCTTCGATGCGCTGGCGTTCAGCCAACTCTGCACGTGCTTTCTCTTCAGCTTCGCGGCGCGCTGCGGCTTCAATCTCCGCTTTGTGCTTCGCTTCGGCATCGCGGCGTGCCTGTTCTGCCGCTTCACGTTTAATGCGCTCTTCGTGCTCACGTTGAGCCTGTTCCGCCTGGCGGCGCAGCTCTTCGCGGTCACGGTCAAACTTGTCATTCATCAGCAGAGCCATTTCGTGGTCTGCTTCGATCTGCGCGGCACGCTGGCGGTCGAACTCTTCGTTCATTTCCAGCGCTTCGGCGTGTAGCGCGTTCATGGCTTCTTCAGCCTTAATGCGTTCCTGCTCGGCTTCCCATTCGGTGAGTGGTTTGCGCACTTCATCCTTCAGAGCGTCAAGTCGCTCACGCACAATGCGGCGGCTTTCGTCGATCTGCTTCGGCAGGGCTTTAAGCTCAGCAACCAGATCCTTACCGGCGTTGTCGATGTAGGTTTTGGAACGGGCAACCTTATGCGCCATGGATGCGATAGCGTCGCGGCCTTTGCGGGTCGACACATCCGGCACCAGGCTGCGAGCTTCTTTCTCGATAGCCTCAATGATCGGGTCGAGCTGCTCTTTGGTGGTGAATACCGCCATTGCGTTCTGTTTCTCAATGACGACTAAGTCCGTTACTTCGCTCATGGTTTCTCCTGAAATTTGGATGTGCAGATCCCGCCCGCAGAAGCCAGGCCGATCAGTTGAATAGGGTGGTTAGTGCTGGATAGGGTTGCCGTGACCGTCCAGAAGTACGTCAATCACGCAGTCACTGAGGCGGATAATTTCTGCATCGGTGTGCAGGTACACCCATTTGCGCTCCTGAATGACCGCTGATACGCGATATGTACGGCCTTCATGCATTGCCATCATGCCTGGAGTAACGCACTGGCGAATGAGCGGGGTGGTGCCGTAGTGATTGACCATTACTCAATCTCCCTGAACGAAACACCTTCTACGCCCGGTAAAAACCAGATGGTTTCGAACTCATCTGTTTCACGGTCATATTCCTGTCGAGAATCAGCGGTCCATTCGAAATCATCTTCAGCATCATCATCTTTCAGAGCCAAGAATCCGCCAGAGACCAATTCCCCGGCGTAACGATGGCCAACAGTCCAGTCGCCATTAGTCTCAATACATTCGACGATTACGGTCATACCTTCACCTCAACCTGTTCCAGGAGGCCAGCCAACTTCATGTGCCAGCGGTTTAGTGTCAGCTTTTCCCGCGGGTTCGATACCGACGTCAGCTGCCACTCGTTATCGTTGAGCTTTTTGGCGGTGTACTGCTTGCCGTTGTGGGTGACTGTCATGATGCCTCCCGGGCTTTGGCGTTTGCCGCATTGATGGCGTCAATGTTCATCAGGCAGTAGATAGCGCATTCAGCGTCGTAATCACTCAACCCGCCGCTTGCCAGCTTATTAAGTGCGGTGCCAGTTAAGCCGATCTTGAAGCAGATAGAGCCGTGTTTAGGGCCATATCCATAGCGATGGTCTTCACGCTGATCGCTCCAATGGGCGTAGTTTTTTGTGCCAAAATAACGCTCGTTCAGACGGGTGAACCCCGACGCAATGTCGTTAATCGCGTCTTCAACACACCCGCGCCGCTCCATGCTTTGTTTCGGGTCACCGAAGTTAATGATCGTCATACCATGCCTAACCATCTCAACCGTTAGGCCTTTATTGGCCTGGTTGATACCTTCAGACACGGCAATCAGCTCTTTACCGATGCGTGAGGTGTCATCAACAAACTTCGCCTTCAACTGAGCCAGTTCGGCTTCAATTGCCATTTTCTTTTTGGTCAATTCGATAAGAGTCATAATCATCTCCGCGCTTAAGGCCGCGCCGCCGAACGGTTAATACAAGACTTCTGCGCTAATGGGCGGTGGATGGCCGCCGGTTGTCATAACTAACCGCACTCATCGAGAGCGGTGAGGTATGAAAAAAGCCGCTGGTTAGGCGGCTCTAAGTTTGTTGACGTAATTCATGCATGCTGTAGGGCTGCATGTTCGCCATGTGGTTTTATGCTGCATCCGCTTGCTTGGCGGGTAATAAGCAACGGTCCCTTGCGGTGTGCGAAATATGAGTGTGTTTTCTCCCTCTTCGAACTCAACCCCGTTACGCTGAAAGAATGCCTTCATCCCTTCATGTGCCGAATTGCGCGCCATTCTGCGCCGCTCTTTAAGTTCTGGCTTCATGTCTCGCCAAAACTCCCCCATCGTATAATCGTCGTCTGCCATAAAACCCTCTATCGTTACCCGCTGATGCGGGAGAAATGCTTTGGTGCTGGCTCCCCACAATGAAGCAGGGAAGGCCGTCGTCGCCTTGGTGAGCCATTACCTCACCAACTAGCTGATAACCGTCTGCCAGCCCAAAGCACTCACCAAAAACCCCGACATCGCCGGGGTTTCCGAAAGCATTTGTGGTACCGATTATTTGTGAGCGATATAGCTTTGCCGTCGCATAGAAGCTCCTTTGTTGCGTGGGTTGATTCAGCCCAGCCCACTCAGCTTCGAATGGACTGGAATAAATCTGTTTGCGCTTCGCACCTCTCATCCCGCCAGTGTTGCCCGTTCCCACGCCTTTATCGCTCTCGCGAGGGGGTAGCCTCACACCGACCGGATCGCGCCCGGTGCTGCGCCGAATTTGTACGTTGGGGTCTAAACAGGATTACCGAGTGCTGTTCCGACTTTGCATGTTGTTAAAAAGCAGGCGACTTGCTGTCCGCCGCTGGCTAACTTCGCTCAGCTGTCGATGTTTCGTTTCGATGGATTGAATATACAAAACGTATTCTTATCATGCAATACGAAATGTATAATTACTGGATGGGTTTATGATAACAAATTGTATTCTAAGGTGATTTATTTTCGTGCTTTAGTACTATGAAGCAAAAGCGGAGGATTGAGGATTCATCTTGCGCTTACGCATTTATGACGTGGGTGTTAATCAATGCAGGAAATGGCAGGTGAAGAGCGGCATTGCGCCACCTTGATAAGGTGGCGTGTAGAGAAGTGCTGAATGGCGGGTTATTTATCTTGCTGGAGACTGGCAATGGGCGGTAGATACCAGTTCATACTGTTTATTTTCAATTTTTACTTGGTTGCGCCCGAATTCTCCAGCCGCAGAGCTTGTCATTACCGGCTGCTTAGAAGGCTTGATTGTCACAGCGTTGTTTTTTTTCAACATATACGAACCTTGCGCCAATTTTGCTGAGGTGTGTTTTCCCAGAAACTACGCCACAGACTGCTTTTCCACTTTCTGATTCAACAACTTTTACGTCACTAAAGGTGAGGCCGTTTGCAACTACAAAGGTGTTATCACAGGTGGCTAAGGCAAAAGGTTGCTTCGATTCATCAGTTGCAGCTACCCCCATAAACTCTGCGCACTTGTTTGTTGCTTCTCGGGTCTTGAGGTTATCGATAATGGCGGTTTTTGCTTGATCAACCAAGCCCATGTCTTGGGCATATAGAGATGTTGAGCAAAGCAGTAGCGATAACAAAATTGAGTTTTTCATAAGCATCCTTACTGTTTCTGTTCAAATAAGTCTTAGCTTTGTTTCCACAGCTACGCCAATTATCTTGCAATTCCCGTTGATAGGTACCAGTGGCCACTGAGGATTTAAACCTTTGAGATACTTTTGCCCGCCGTCGATGACTAACTTTTTGAAGGTTGCTTCGTTCGATTCTGATAGCTTGGCAATAACTAAGCTACCATTGACAGCCTCTCTTCCGGTGTCGAAAAGTACATAGGTTCCTTCAGGTATGCTCAAGCCCGTAGGGGCTGTCATTGACTCACCTTCAACGAGCAACCAGAACGCATCACCTTGGATGTGAGCGTTCGACTCAAGCCACAGATCTATATCTTTTAGGGTGTATGGCTCAACCGCTTCGCACCATGAACCAGCCTGGACACTGCTGATTACTGGATACTTGTTTCCCGGATTGTAGGGGCCAGCGTACTCCACATCACCCTTAAGCGTATCGTCAATGATCATGCCGCCAGCCCCCACGGAAAAGTTCTTTTTGCCAAGGAACTGCAATATTTTTGCGATTTCGGAAAGGCTTGGCTCACGCCTGGCGTTCAGCCAATGACTTACCGCACCTTTAGTAATACCGAGATGCTCCGCCAGCTGTTCCTGATTGATGCCCTGACTTTTCATCAGGGTCTTAGCTAAGTCGTACCATTTCATAGTCATACCTGAATGATACAAGTTGTATATATTTGCGCGAGCCACAATTCGTATATTTTACTTGCGAACAAAGAATACAAAACGTATATTTAAGTTGTTTAAAGGAGACCCGACATGAACAACATTCGAAAAATCCGCAGAAACATAGGTTTGACTCAGCGCCAGATGGCTGAAGAGCTGAATCTGACTACAGGTGCGGTTTGCCATTACGAAAAAAATAAACGCAGCTTAAGCCTTGAGCAGTGCCGGGCGATTGTTGCAGCTCTGAATAAGCATGGCGCTTCAGTAAGCGTTGATGACGTTTTTCCACCAATCAACAGTAACGCCGCCTGACCGGCGACCTTAACCACGAAAGGGAAAGCAATGCATTCACTTGCGTATCAAGAGAATAACGGATTCACGACGAATCCGATGATTTCGAATTATCAAGGCGTTCCGCGCAATACCAGTAAGCTAACTCGTATTCGCGAAGCTGTTCGCGCCTGGCAGAAGGCAACGCCAGGTCAGGCTCAGGTCCACATTTCGCAACTGGTAGCCAAAGAGTGGCTGGCACGAGGCGGTCGTGGGTTACTGCTGGCCGGTTCAGAGCACAACACAAAGCAGAACTTCTTCCGGATGATTAACGATCCGGGCCCGAAGAATGACAAAGGATTGATGCTGCTGATCCCAGTCATTGTCGATGTGATGGCGCGGGATAATGAGCAGGTAGCGCGTCAGTTCGGCCTGGTGAACGGTAAAACGAAAGAGGAGTTGATTGCTGATGCCATGAAGGAGTGCGCGGAAGCGCATCAGGCGAAGCTACTTGGTCAGCCGATACAACGCCTTGAGAAAGAGGTGAGGGAAGCTGCTGAATCGCTGCTGAGATTTCTGCCAACTGACTCAATCGCTGAGGTGGTGACAAGTCTGGCCGCTATGGCGCCGGGAGTCATGTGATGGGAAGTATCAATAAAGGCGAAAGCCGCGCTGTTGGTAGCAGCAACGGCTTTCAAGACACTGTGTTACGCCAAGTAACGGGAGTAAGTATGCCAGCAATAAACGAAAAGGCAAATCAGCACGCAACTCATAAATGCTCTTTCTGCGACAGAAGCAATATTGATAGCGACGTGAAAACCATAGTTGCCGGTCCAGGCGTTGCTATCTGCGATAACTGCATTCTGCTTTGTGTCGAAATTATCTTCAAGAAAGGCGGGGAGGCTGCTGATGAACTTAGCAATTAACAATATCTCACCAATCAGGCCTGATTTGCAGGTCGTGGAGCCGCGCGTGGCAGATCTTGATGATGGCTATACGCGTATTGCCAATGAACTTCTGGAGGCTGTCATGCTGGCAGGATTGTCTCAGCATCAGCTGCTGGTCTTCATGGCTGTAATGCGTAAAACATACGGTTTCAACAAAAAATCTGACTGGGTTAGTAACGATCAGTTATCTTCCCTTACCGGCATTCTTCCGCACAAATGCTCTGCTGCTAAAAGCTCGTTAGTTAAGCGTGGAGTATTTACCCAAATCGGGCGTTCTGTCGGCATTAACAAAACGGTTAGTGAATGGGTGAAATTACCCAAAACCGGTAATGAAAATAAACGTTACCTGAAAGAGGTAAATTTACCTGAATCAGGTAAGGAATGTTTACCAGAATCAGGTAACGACACTTACCCAAATAAGGTAAACACAAAAGACAAACATACAAAAGACAATAAAGACAATATTAATAAACCCCCTAAATCCCCCAAACCGGCTTCGTTCGATCCGGCTGGTGTTGACCTTCCTGAATGGCTGTCAGTTTCAGTGTGGAAGTCATGGGTCGATTATCGACGCGACCTGAAGAAACCGATTAAGTCTCAGCAGACGGTAACTCAGGCCATCAACCTGCTAGAACGTTGCAAGTGCAGCGGATACCAGCCTGAAGAAATCATCAACCAGAGCATCGCGAATGGCTGGCAGGGGTTGTTTGAGCCAAAGATCGCCAAGCAGACGCCTCGCGCGCAGTCTCGGGTATCTGAGAACTTTGCTGGCAAAGACTATGGCCAGACTGAAATTCCTGCATGGGCGAGGGACTGATCATGACGCTGGATGAAAAAATCAATCAACTTGAGAAACGCATTACTGAGCTGAGCCAGCCGCCAGTTCAGCATGAAGATATCGAGCTAACTATCAGCACCGAGAACTGCGAAACGCATGGCCCCTTTGAATGCAGGACAAGGCATTTCTTAAACTCTGTCGTGAAGATCCCCCCGCGACCAAGCTGCTGCCCTGAATGCCTCAAAGAGGAGTTAGTCCGCTTGCAGGCGGAAAGAATTAGCATCAACGAAGCAGCCCGCAAAAGAAACATCGAGCGCCTGCTGGATGGGCTGAGCATCCCGGCCAGGTTTGAATCCTGCTCACTGGAGAATTATGAACCGGTGAACGAAGAAGCGAAACGCGCCCTGAAGGTCTGCCAGGCATACGCCAGCCGCTGGCCTGAGCGTTTGCAGAAAGGTGGTGGCCTGGTGATGTGTGGCAAGCCTGGAACCGGCAAGAACCACCTCGCATTGGCTATCGCCCGGCATGCAATCACCGAGCACCAAAGCTCAGCTGTGTTCACCACCGCGCTGAAAATTGCCAGGGAGTACAAGTCAACCTGGTCGAAGGGGTCAAGCCGTACTGAAGACGAAGTGATCCGTTACTTCACGAAGCCCGACCTGCTGATTATCGACGAGGTTGGTGTGCAGTTCGGAAGCGACGCCGAGAAGTTGATCATGTTCGAAATCATCAACACCCGTTATGAGCGCATGAAGCCGACCATCCTGATCAGCAACCAGACCAGGGAAGAGTTGGCAGCATTCATCGGCGAGCGCGTTCTTGATCGCATGAGCGACGGCGGCGGGTGCACTCTGTCATTCACGTGGGATTCTTACCGTTCCAAGGGGGCAGCGTGAAAGCATGCAGCGATGACTATGTCGTTATCAACGAGTATTCGAAAGGCGATGCAGCCTGGATACAGCGCGTTGATACCGATGAAAAGCGGAAAGCACTTTACAAATCGAGTTGGGAAATAGCCGTAATCTCGCTCGCAATCGTTCGTGAATATGGGAGCCGGAGGGTAGGAAATGACCATAACAATCCGTGAGCAGATTCTTGCAGCCCTGCGTAATAACCTGGGCCTGAACAGTGCTCGTATTGCCAGCATGATCGGCATGACCACCAAAAAGATTTCCGTCCCGCTAAGCACGTTGTTTGCAGACGGCCTGATCGAGTTCGAAGGCAAGCACGGCCAGCGGCTTTATCGGTTGACCAGCTACGGCATGAAATACGCACCGGAAACCATACCGGCCATGTCGAAGGAGAATTCGAAGCTGGTTCAGCGCACAGAGACGAACGTGATCTGCCAGGAGTGCCGCAACAGTCCGGCGATGAGAAGGGTATTGATGGTTTGGGGGAGGGCAGGGGTATGACACGCATCCGTAACTTTGGCTGGAATCGCCTGAAGCTGGCCACCCTGTCATACGACGAACTCAATCAGCTTGAGGAGCAGGTGAAACTCGAACACGCCTGCAAAGACGGTATCCACATGTACGACAAAGAAGGCCGTGACAAGCTCGATGCTCTGAGCTGGGCCATATACAACAAGCAGAAGCAGGAGGCCGCCCAATGAGCAACATCGACAAACGCGCATTACGTGAAGCAGCCAATGCGGCAAACGCAGCATCATGGGGATATTGGGAGTCTTACAAGCCACACAAAGGAGCGCGGGGCTATGAGGTGAAGGTTGGCGTGAAAGCGGTAGCGCAACATTGCCTCAAGGTTGATTCAGTTTTCATCGCCGCAGCCTATCCCGCCACCGTTCTGGCGCTGCTGGATGAGCTGGAAGCGTTGAAGCTCGCCAATGCAGCACAAGATGACCATATTAACCAGCAGCAAGACCGTATCGACCTGTTAGAGAAAGGGAATAACGAGGCCGCCAGGCAAATTAACTCATGGCGTAGGCTGGCTAAGCAGAATATCGCAGAACGCGAGAAGGATGTGTCAGAGCTTAATATAGCGCGTAAGCGAATTGCTGAGCTGGAGGCGCGGGAGAAATCGCTTCGCACTGTGGGGGTAATGAGTCAGAAGGCCTTCCAGCGGCTTGAGGGCAGAGAATCGCGGTTCATAGCTCTGTGGCCTCGCCCTGAAATTTACCTTCCGCGTAAACGCCCTGATGACGGCGTGATTGTTTATGCCCGCGTAGCTGGCGCCGGTAAAGGAGAAGCATCATGAACACCATTACCAAAGAATGGCTCCTGAAAACCATCGCAGAGCTTGAAGAAGAGCGCGATGCTGTGCCTGGCGTTGTAAACGAAAATGCCGCTATGGCGCTTGCTGCAATGAATTTAGCGCTGTCATCGCTGGAAGCGAATGGTGCAATCGCCAATGAGGGTACCATAACAGCCACGCAGTTTAAGCCGGTAGCAGACCTCTACGAGGTAACCGTACCTAGCGGCAGGTCGACAACTTTCACAAAGGATGCTGCTGAGGCATCGGACTGTAGAGTAATGGGATGGTCTGTGCAGGAATATGTCAAACTTGAGCGCTATCAGGCCGCCATGCTTCAGGGTGCCGATGTAAACTCTCCTGATGGCTGGGTGGCTTGCAGTGAGCGGATGCCGATGGATGGCTTTGATGTTCTTTGTGCATCGGAGTTCGACGGTCCTGGAGACTGGAGAAGGAAGGTAGGTTATTGGCACTGTGGGAAGTGGGTTGTTTATGGAGCCTCATGGACTCCAACCCACTGGATGCCACTGCCAGCAGCACCTCAGTAGGTGGTGAGGTAATAAAATATAACCCAACATTAAGGTGTGGGTTTGCGTAAGTGACCCCACACACCTATAAAATGATCTGGTAAAGTGGTGATCATCTCTACTTTATTGGTCCTACTATGGATGGAAAAAACAGGCATGGCCTTTCTCGTTACATTCCAGAAGATGTTAAACGTGAGGTAAGGCAGCGTTGCGGATTCGGCTGTGTTATTTGCGGCTTTGGATTTTATGACTACGAGCATTTTAAGCCTGACTTTGCGGATGCAGAAGTTCATGACCCGAATGGTATGACGCTTCTTTGTTCGCAATGTAATCAGAAAAGAGCGCGCGGAAGGCTTTCGGCCCATACAGTTGAAATGGCTGATCGTAACCCGAAGTGCAGGCAGGAAGGGTTTGCGAGTGAGATGTTTGATTTTCATAATGCGCCCATAACAATCAAATTCGCGGGGGTTAGTTTCCATAATTGCCAACACTTGATCGTTGTTAATGAACAGCCAATCTTATCTGTAAAACCCTCTGAACATCCCGATGGGCCAATGCTCCTGTCTGGCATATTTTGTAATTCTATCGGCCAGGAAACCCTTCTTATCCATGAGAACGAGTGGCAGGCCAAAACAGACAATTGGGATGTGGAGTGTGTTGGACCTAGAATCAAGATTCGCAGCGCGCCTGGGGAGCTTGTCCTTGTTATGAGGATGGAGGTGCCAAGCGGACTGGTAATTGAGCGACTTGATATGTTGTATGAAGGTGTCAGGATCAAAGGCAATGATGACTTATTAAAAGTGTCTATAAATGGCGGGATATGGCAAGAGTGGTATACCTGCTCAATGACTAATTGCTTTACAGGAATATCGATTATAAGTCGCTCTAGCGCTGCGAACGATCCTGTTTACTATACTTGAACCATCATATTTGATTTTCCATAATCATACCGCCATAATCATTTCATCGGAGCCTGAACAACTCCGGTGACTTCTGCGCATTTAAGGGGACTTAAATGCGACCACAATCTGAACTCCTCACCTTGTCACAGATGCAGAAATGCACCTGCGATTTTCTGCATTCTGCGTTACCTCTCGGAGGTGTCGCATGAAGCAGCACTACTGCATCGTTAACGACACCGTTAAAGACAACCTCATCGCGTACATTCGCACCTTGCCGGTAAATCCTCGCGCGCCGATGGTTGTTGAGGCCCGGGAAGAGACCCGCACCGACAAGCAAAACCGTCTGATGTGGCCGCTGCTGAAGGACCTTTCTGACCAGGTTGTCTGGCATGGCGAAAAGCTGAGCCGCGAAGAATGGAAGGACCTCATCACCGTTCTGGTAAACCAGACCCAGGACCAGGAGCAGAAGTCCGCGCCGGGCATCAACGGCGGCCGCGTATATTTCGGCGTCCGCACATCCAAATCCAGCAAGCGCTACATGGTCGACGTGATCGAGGCGATTTACTGGTTCGGAACCGACCGCGGCGTGAAGTTCTCCGAGGCATCCAGTAAGCACATCGCTTGGGCGCAAGAGTGGAGGGCTTCCCGTGGGTAATCCTCTCGCACGCGTCATCACCAACGAAATCTTCCGCGTTCCGGCGCGCCGCAAGCGTAAGGCCGCGGTTAAGCCGTCGGATATCCCGACTCTGAAAGGCTACACCGCCCGCCTGGTGGATCAGAAATGGCTGCGTCTCGCGGCACGGAGGCAGCATGGCTAATTTATGCAAAGCGGCACGCGGCCGCGAATGTCAGGTGCGGATCCCCGGCGTATGCAACGGCAACGCTGAAACCTCGGTACTGGCCCACATCCGTATTGCTGGCCTCTGCGGGACCGGAATCAAGCCGCCTGATCTGATCGCCACCATCGCATGCAGCAGTTGCCACGACGAGATTGATCGCCGCACCCGCCTGGTCGATGCGGAATATGCAAAGGAGTGCGCGCTGGAAGGCATGGCTCGCACTCAGGTCATCTGGCTTAAAGAGGGGCTCGTAAAAGCATGAATGAATATCGCATCAGTCTCCCATGGCCGCCGAGCAACAACCGCTACTACCGGCATAACCGCGGGCGTACGCACATCAGCGCAGAAGGGCAGACGTACCGCGACAGCGTCTCCAGAATCATCAAAGACTCAATGCTGGATATTGGCCTGGCCACACCCGTGAAAATCCGTATCGAGTGCCACATGCCGGATCGCCGCCGCCGGGACTTGGACAACCTGCAGAAGGCCGCCTTCGACGCGCTGACGAAATCCGGGTTCTGGCTCGATGACCAGCAGGTCGATTACTACAGCGTGAAGAGGATGCCAATCGTCAAAGGCGGCAGGCTTGAACTGACCATCACCGAACTGGAGGCCGAATGAACCACACAGACTTCCTGCGGTACCAGGCCGAAAGCGTTAAGCGCGCCTACCTGCCACCAGTAGCAAAGCACAGCCAGACCAAAACCACTCAGCAACATAAGGAAGCCGCATGAACAGTCAGCAACTGGAATACGTACGTCAGCAGCTCATTGTGGCGACCGCAGATCTTAGCGGGGCGACGAAAGGGCAACTGGTAGCTTTCGCCGAGAACGCGCAGTTCACAGCGACGGCGCGCAGCCGGGGCCGAAAAAAGGTATTCGACAAGGATAAGCAGCGCATGGTTAACCCGGACTGCCCTGCGATGAGCGGCAGACAGTCCCGCGCCAAAGGCTCATCCATCGCGCTGGTTGGGCCGGTGGAGTTCGTGACAGCATCATGGCGCCGCGCTGTTCTGTCTCTTGAAGAGCACCAAAAAGCTTGGCTGCTGTGGAACTACAGCGAGAATATCCGTTTCGAGTACCAGGTGGCGATAACCCAGTGGGCGTGGGCGGAGTTCCGGGAACAGCTCGGCGCGAAGAAGGTGGCCGGAAAGACGATGGAGCGACTGAAGAAGCTTATCTGGCTGGCGGCACAGGACGTGAAAGCGGAACTGGCAGGCAAGGATGTGTATCAGCATCAGGACCTGGCGGCTCTGTGCGGCGTTAAACCGGATAACTGGTGCCATAACTACGCCGATTACTGGCGGGCCATGTGCACCATCTTTAAGCGGCTTGATGGCGATTCTCTTCTCTGCGCTGTGAGAACACGATCACAACAAAAGGCGACTTTTTCGCAGCAGGGTCTTGCAAAAGTCAATTAAATGGGTCATATTTGATTCTAATTTGATAAAATCTCCAAATTCTATAAACCCGCATTTGAGCGGGTTTTTTGTATGTTTCAACAAAGGAATTGGTGATGTTGTACTGTGATTTAATTGAGATCTTTGGTCCGGACCCGTTGAATAATAAAGATGAAGGAATTTCCATTCTTCGCGAGAAGTATGGGATTGAAGCGCCAGAACAAGTTTTTGCGCAAATTTATTGCGGGTTATCTAACGATTCTAGATTTCAGGCCTTGTATGGGCATCTAAATCTTAAATCACTTAAATGGGATTTGGTCAGATTGAAAACTGCTGAGTTCACTGCGTTTGGTACAAATGCTACCTATCCTGAACACATGCTTGAGATTTCGGAAGATTATAATACCTGCGGCAACCAGTTTTGTATTGATGCAAGAGAAGAGGTTGTACAACATTGGCTTAAATTCGGCACATGGGACGAACCACCGATGTTTATTGAGCGTTCTCTCCTTTCGTCTGATGAGAGAGGCTTGCACCTCATGGAAGGGCATACAAGATTAGGTACTTTGCTTGGTGCTATTAAGTACGGATTTGTGAAGTTAGCTGACACCCATGAAATCTATATAGCCTCCATGAAATAGGTGAGAAATGGCGAATTAATAGTGTTGATATGAATCGCAACTCATCGAAACATGCCTTCAACCATAAGAGCCGCATTGCTCGACTCTCGTTTCAAATTGCCAGCCTTCGTGCTGGCTTTTTTATTTCAGGCTCCGGGAACCATCATCCACACGCCTACTTGTTAAATCGTCCCGAGGGCCTGATCCCTTACTACAAACAGCACCCCGTTCTTTCGGAGGTGATATGGCTAAACGTATGCAAGATAAAGAAAGCATTGCCGGAGTGTCATGGCTGATTGTCCTTGCGCTGTCATGCTGGGGCGGCCTGGTCCGATACCTTATTGACGTTAAGCAGAACAAAGCCACCTGGAGCTGGATCAACGCGCTGGCACAAATTGCAGTGTCCGGCTTTACCGGTCTCATTGGTGGCCTGATCAGCGTTGAAAGTGGTCTGAGCCTATACATGATCCTGGTTACGTCTGGAATTAGCGGTGCAATGGGCTCCGTAGCAATGACGTACTTCTGGGAACGCCTGACGGGGATGAAGAATGCAAACCAGTGAGAAAGGCATTGCCCTGATCAAACAGTTCGAAGGCTGCAAGCTCACCGCGTACCAGGACAGCGTCGGAGTGTGGACGATCGGCTATGGCTGGACTCAGCCAGTCGACGGTAAACCGATCCGCGCCGGGATGACGATTAAGCAGGAGACTGCGGAGCGATTGTTGAAGACCGGACTGGTCAGCTACGAAAGCGACGTGTCCCGCCTGGTTAAAGTAGGGCTGACTCAAGGGCAATTCGATGCTCTGGTGTCGTTCACGTATAACCTCGGCGCCCGGTCATTGTCGACATCGACTCTTCTACGAAAACTCAACGCCGGTGATTATGCTGGTGCTGCCGATGAGTTCCTGCTCTGGAATAAAGCTGGCGGCAAAGTCCTGAATGGGCTAATCCGTCGGCGTGAGGCGGAGCGCGCTCTGTTCCTGTCGTGATTGGCGCGCTGCTAAGGCGTTACTGGTTGCAGTTGCTGGTGGTGGCGGTAATCGGCGTGCTGGTGTTCTTCGTGAACCACTACCGCGATAATGCCATCACCTACAAAGACCAGCGCGATAAAGCCACTGAGAAACTCAGCCTGGCGAACGCCACCATCAAAGACATGCAGCTGCGTCAGCGTGATGTCGCGGCACTGGATGCCAAATACACCGGAGAAATGGCAGATGCCAAGGCTACTATCGATCAGCTTGAGCGCGATGTTGCTTCTGGCAAGCGTCGGTTGCAGCTCAACGCAAACTGTCCCGCGAACGGAGCGACCAGCACCGGCAGCCTGGGCGATGCTTCCAGCCCCGGACTTACTGACTCCGCTGAACGGGATTATTTCATCCTCAGAGAAAGAATCGTCACAGTGACGAAGCAGGTTGGATATTTGCAGGACTACATCAAAGATCAGTGCCTAAAGTAGAAAAATTTTCGAGTGGTCATGTCTATTCATGGCTATTCAAACGTACTCATAGCTATTAATTGGACAGCTATATCTCTTTGAATATTAATGATTTAATTAAGCCTCGCTCACTGCGGGGCTTTTTTATGCGCATCTCACGCGCACATAAACGAGAGCCTTTCAGTAAGCGAGCCTGAGAAAAGCCGTTATAGGTGGCGACCTCTCTCGGGCGGCTTTTCTGTGAGACAGGCTCACTTTCTAAAAGGTAAATACGCTATGAATAATCCGTCAGTTATTCCGGCCTTCGATTTTCGTGAAATGGTCACGACCCTCGACAACAAGATAATCACCACATCACTCAAGGTGGCGGATTACTTTGGCAAGCGACACAAAGACGTTTTGCGTGCCATACGTAACCTGAAGTGCTCCGATGACTTCACCCAGCGCAATTTTGCGCCCATTGATTTCATTGATAAAAATGGCGATGTTCAGCCTATGTATAACATCACCCGAGACGGATGCATGATGCTCGTGATGGGGTTCACTGGGAAAACAGCTGCCGCAGTAAAGGAGTGCTACATCAATGCCTTTAACTGGATGGCGGAGCAACTGAGCCGAAGAGTAGCCATGGGTGAAGAAATGCAGCACCGCTACGCCATCAAAGAAACGCGCTCAAAGCTCAAGGGAACGATCGGCAGCCGGTTGATGAACGAACGGAAGAAGGAAAAACGCGTGCTGAAGCTTGAACATGAGCACATCATGCAGGTGACGCAGCCGGAATTACTTATTGGCTGATCGCGGCATTACAGAAGCTCTTCAATGAGGGGCTTCGATAATGAAAAAAAGCCCCCACAAGGAGGGCTACAGAAGTCTCAGTTTCACACGCTCTTCTTATGGATGATTCCCTGGAGTTGGCATTCTCCTCATCAGAGTCCAGTTGAGCCTGGCACCTTTACCCAAAACAACAAGCGTAAAAAGAGATTATTAATTTCCTTATTGTTTTTTCCGCAGGCGGATTAAGAGGTTCTCAATGTCCGACATCTATCAAATCACGCTAACAACCCAAACAGGCGAAACCTTCAGAGGCAAGATGACTCGTAGCCAGCCTGAACTGGTTAACGGCTTTGTGCCGCTGGCGACGGAGACGGGACAGTGGCTGTATTTCGCTCCTGCCGATGTGAAGCGCGTGGAGTTCACGCCAGTACCGGTAGAGGAATCACCGGCAGAAACTGAGGATTCAGCATCATGACGAGCGCATTTATCCCTTTCACCCTGAGTCTGGATGTTTCAGCGGCGGGCGAAGAGGCTCAGGCTGTAGCCAGCGAGTTACTGCGCCGCACTATTGGATTTAGCCCGCGCATCGCTGAAGATGAGGCACTTCGGATCCTGCTGGTCGACATGACCCGTGATTACCTAAAGGCCAAGAGTCAGGCAGAGCAAACAACGGAGTAACGAAACTATGGCGACCAAACCAAAGACTGGCCGCCCTTCTGATTATCTACCAGAGGTGGCTGCTGACATCTGTTCACTGCTTGCCGATGGGGAAAGCCTGCGCAAGGTTTGTGAGCGCCCTGGAATGCCTAACAAGGCTACGGTGTTCCGCTGGTTGGCGCAGCATGCAGAGTTTCGCGACCAATACGCGAAAGCCACTGAGACACGCGCAGACGCTATTTTCGAAGATATGTTCGATATCGCTGACGGCGTAAATGAAGAGGCTGCCGCAGTAGCTAAAGCACGTCTTCGCATCGACACGCGAAAATGGGCCCTGGCCCGCATGAACCCGAAAAAGTACGGCGACAAAGTCAGCCAGGAAATCGACCACAAATCTTCAGACGGAACTATGACTCCGAAGCCGACTGTCATCCAGCTGCTCCCCGTTGAGCCGAAATCATGAGTGAAGCCGTTCAACTTCCGATCCCCGCCAAGCTTGCGCCGTTGTTCACCGCGGTGAATAAGCGTTACCGGTGCTCGCACGGTGGCCGTGGCAGCGCCAAGACCCGCACATTCGCGCTGATGACTGCCGTAAAGGCGTATCAGTCGATGATGAACGGCGACAGCGGCGTGGTGCTCTGCGCGCGCGAGTTCATGAACTCTCTGGAAGAGTCCAGCATGCAGGAGGTGAAGCAGGCGATCCTGTCTGTTCCCTGGCTGGCCGCCAACTTTGATATCGGCGAGAAGTACATCCGCACCATCGACAAGAGCGTTAACTACGTGTTCTGCGGTCTGAGGCATAACCTCGACAGCATCAAGTCGAAAGCACGTATCCTGCTTTGCTGGGTAGATGAGGCTGAATCAGTCAGCGAAATAGCCTGGCAGAAGCTGAGCCCGACAGTTCGTGAAGAAGGCTCAGAGATTTGGGTGACGTGGAACCCGGAGCGTGACGGTAGCGCCACTGATAAGCGTTTCCGCAAAGAGGCAGGCGACGACTGCATCACCGTTGAGATGAACTACACGGATAACCCCTGGTTCCCGGACGTGCTGGAAGGCGAGCGACAGAACGATCAGCGACGCCTCGACCCGGCGACATACGCATGGGTGTGGGAAGGTGCCTACCTCGAAAACTCCGATAAGCAGGTGCTGGCCGGTAAATACCGGATCGCTGAGTTCTCGGAAAATCTCTGGAAAGAAGCTGATCGCCTGTTCTTCGGTGCCGACTTCGGTTTCGCCAAAGACCCTAACACGCTGGTGCGTTCGTTCATCTTGCACAACCGGCTGTACATCGAATACGAGGCATACGGCCAGCAGACTGAGCTCGACCATATGCCAGAGCTGTACGACACAATTCCCGGATCTCGTGACTGGCCCATCAAGGCCGACTCGGCAAGGCCTGAGACGATCAGTTATCTCAAGCGACAGGGCTTCAACATCTCAGCCGCTGAGAAATGGCAAGGTAGCGTTGAGGACGGGATCGCCCATCTTCGCGGTTTCGACGAAATCATTATCCACCCGCGCTGCAAGAACGTGGCGCGTGAGGCTCGCATGTGGTCGTACAAAACGGACCGCATCACCGGTGAGGTGTTGCCGAAGCTCGCCGATGGTTACGAGCACTGCTGGGACGGGATTCGCTACAGCCTAGACGGGCACATTAAGCGTAAAGGCCAGATGGCCGGGATGATGATTCCTAAGCGCTTACGCCAAAGATAGGTAATGGTTAATTATCCTTATAACAGTGTAAACTCTCTAACCTAGGAAAGGGCAAGGAGATTATAAATTGTGGATTGGCAAACAATCTGGTCTGCTGCTTCAGCTATTGCTACAGCAGCAGCTGCACTAATTGCCATTTGGGCTATGTTTAGGTGGAAGAAGCAGGATGAATTGAAGGCAAAAATGGCGTTTAAATTAGCCATTGCTGATTATAAGTACATGGTCATGCAAATGCCGCATCAACTAGATACAGAGGAGTTGAGGAAAAATCATTCTAACGAGAGAAAAAAACTAAATGACCTGCTCTCAGCGTGTCACCATGCGTGGCTTGTCACTGAAGATCTCTTGCTTTCAAATGATGAGGTTATGTACAACCTGCGACAGATTCTGAATACTCACGGATATTACCTTCAAGGAACCCGGAAATCTGAAGAGTTAATGATTTATTGCGATGCCATTCTTACACAAAAATTTATTTTCTCTTGAAATATAAATGAACATTAAGGTCGCCTGGGCGGCCTTTTTTATTGCCTGAAATCCACCAACGGACAAACCATGACTGACAAATTAACTATCGCCGTCAACCATGCGTTGAACGATGCGCGGATGGCGCGCGCCCGTATGGGGCTGTTGGCACCAACGATGGGTCTGGACAATAAGCGCCATTCAGCATGGTGCGAGTATGGCTTCCCTGAGCAGGTCACCTACGAAAACCTCTACGCACTGTACCGTCGAGGTGGAATAGCCCACGGCGCAGTAGAGAAGCTGGTGGGCAAGTGCTGGCAGACGAACCCGGAAATCATCGAGGGTGATGATGCTGATGAGAGCAAGGATGAAACTGCCTGGGAGAAGAACACCAAAAAGGTTTTCACAAAGCGCTTATGGCGGGCTTTTGCTGAAGCAGACCGCCGCCGCCTGGTTGGTCGCTATGCTGGTATCTTGCTGCACATCAATGATTCCAGATCGTGGGATCAGCCAGTTATTCGCGGAAAGTCACTCAAAAAGGTAACGATCGCATGGGCTGGATCTTTAACTGTTAGTCAGTGGGTGACTGACCAGAATTCGGCAGATTACGGCCAGCCAAAGCAGTGGAAATACGTTGAGAGCCTTCCAAACGGTGGGACCAATCAGCGATTCGTTCATCCCGATCGCGTCTTCATCCTGGGCGACTACTCGAATGATGCAATTGGCTTCCTTGAGCCACCTTATAACGCCTTTGTCAGTCTCGAAAAGGTAGAGGGTGGTTCTGGTGAATCGTTCCTGAAAAATGCCTCAAACAAGCAGGCAATCAACTTTGAAAAGGACATCGACTTTTCTAATTTGGCTTCGTTGTATGGCGTATCGGTAGATGAGCTTCAGGAGCGCTATAACGAAGCAGCCAGAGAGCTGAATATTGGTAACGATGTACTCCTGATCACCCAGGGCGCGCAGGTTACCTCAATGGTATCTGCTGTTTCAGACCCTGGGCCTACTTACGATGTCAACCTACAAACCGCTTCAGCTGGGGTAGATATCCCGGCGCGCATACTGGTTGGCAATCAGCAGGCTGAGCGCTCGAGTACAGAAGATCAGAAGTATTTTAACGGTCGCTGCCAGTCACGCCGCGGTGACCTGTCATTCGAAATAGAAGACTTCAGTGACAAGTTAATCGACCTGAAAATCATTGATCCTGTCAGCAAAAAGACGGTTATCTGGGATGACCTCAACGAGCAGACTGGAACTGAGAAGCTCGCCAATGCAAAAACCATGGCTGAGATTAACCAGACGTTCCAGGGCAGCGGAGAAAATCCGGCATTCAGTCGCGAAGAAATTCGCACAGCTGCTGGTTATGAAAACGTTGATGAATTCCCGTTAGGAGAAGAGGATGGCGACGAAGAAGACGAAGCCACCGATTCTGCCGCGTAACTACCAGGATCCGACCGGAGCCGATTCGCTGGAACGCCGGGCAATGAAAGACTTCGCCAGGCGGATGAATAAGATTGGCAAAGCGTACAAATCAGCACTCGACAAAATACCTTCCTCCCTCGCAGTAAACGCCAGATACGAATACCAGCTAAACCCAACGCTACTCTCCATCATCCTGAACGATGCCAGTTACCTGGTGGATCAGGTGCTGCTTGAAGGTGGCGATTACGACCTGTGGTTTTACGAGTACATCGATCTGGCTTCGGAGAAAGGGACCGGGCAGTCGTTCTACAACCTCAGCCAGCAATCCCCGGTGTATGCAGCAGGGCGTGAGTCGCTGGCGTCCATCCTCGCAAGCGACCCGTACCAGCAACGCATGGCGCTGGTGCATGCCCGTGTATTTGAGGAAATGAAGGGGCTGACTGCTGAAGTTAAGCGCGATATGGCGCGCGTGCTGACCGATGGGGTGGGTCGTGGTCTCAATCCGCTGGATATTGCCCGTAACCTGACAGACCAGACAGGCATCGAGAAACGCCGGGCGAACCGTATAGCACGCACTGAAGTGACTACCGCGCTGCGCCGGGCCAAGTGGGATGAAGACCAGGAGGCGAATGACCTCTTCGGCCTGAAAACGCTGCTGGTTCATATCTCGGCGCTGTCACCGACAACGCGACATACCCACGCAGCGCGCCACGCCCACCTCTACACCAACGAAGAGGTCCGCGACTGGTACAGCAAAGATGGGAACTCCATCAACTGCAAATGCAGCCAGCAGTCGGTGCTGGTGGATGCGGACGGTAAACCGGAATACCCGGACACCATCACGAAACTCAAACAGGAATATAAATCGATGCAGGCGTGCGGTTACGCCTGGGCGGAGAAATAACTATGCCTATGCAGGTCAACATCACCACGAAGGTGAACAGCCAGTCTATCCGGCGCGAAACATACAACGGGCGTGAGCACCTCGTGCTACCGAGCTACACACTTCCGGCGAACGTCGTCATGAATGGCGGCTTGTACACGCAAGAGCAAATCGACGCCCACTATAAGGGGCTGGAGGGTACCCTGGCACCGCTTGGGCACCCTCAGGTCAACGGTCAGTTCGTGTCTGCTTTCTCCCCAGAGGGGATTAACGCAGGCCATATCGGAGCGTGGAACCGCAACGTTAAGAAGTCCGGTAATCGCATCTACCTCGAAAAGTGGGTTGATGTTGCCCGCGCCAGTGAGTCTGAAGGTGGCAGGGAACTGCTTGAGCGAGTCGCTGCCATTGAGCGCGGTGAAGACGTTCCGCCGATTCATACCAGTGTTGCAGCATTCCTCGACCAGCTTGAGCCGAACGAGCAGCAGCGCGCAACAGGTGCGGAGTGGGTGGCAGATATCCACAGCATGGACCACGACGCGATCCTGCTGCACGAAGTAGGAGCTGCAACACCCGAGCAAGGAGTTGGCTTGATGGTCAATGCCGATCTGGCTCAACCGCTCAAGGCTAACTCGGGCGCGCTGGTGGGTGAATCCTACCGGGAGCGCGAGCAGCGTCTCGATCGCGCAGCCAAAGCGAAGTTTGCGGCGGGCGCGGATGAATACGCATGGGTTGCTGACTTCACTGACTCGCAAGCGGTAATCATCCGCAACGGCGGCAGCGCTGAGGTGTTTGGCTACAAGTCTGAGGGCGGCGTTATCACCTTCGACGATACCGGCACCGCAGTAGCGCGCCAGGAATCGTGGGTGGCGGTCGTCGCTAACAAATTCAAAGCTCTATTCACACCGCAGGAACAGCCTGCACCAAACCACAAAACGGAGGGCGACATGCCTTTAACCAAAGAAGAACTGGAACAAATCGGCAGCATGATCGGCCAGGCTGTTGCGACCAATACTGAAGCGGCTATTAAGCCTCTCGCGGAAAAGGTTGATGCGCTACAGGCCAACCAGAAGCAACTCGCTGATACCCTGACCGCCAACTCACGCGCTGAAGAGAAAGCAAAGCGTGAAGCTGTAGCTAAGGTACACGGCGAGGTCGTGGCTAACGCTCTTTCAGGTGAAGCGCTGGATGCGATGTTTAAAACAATCGGTGAATCCGCACCGCTGGGCACCAACTCTGCGCAACAGCAGAAAGAAACCGGTGCGCCGAACCCTGACGAATATTTCAAATAAGGAGCCAGACTAATGGCACGTTATCGTCGCGTTAATATCGACGGTCAGTCTCTGTACAAGACCGAAACCCGTAAAGTGGCAGCCGCGTCATTGCCGGGAACTTTCGTTACCATCAACGGTGACGATGAGTTTGCAGTAGCCGCAGCAACAGTTGGTCGCCTGTATGTTCTCGACCCAGCATTCAGTGAAGGGCTTGGTATTACTGACTCTATCCCTGCTGGTCACTCCACATCTGGTAACTACGTGGAAGAAGGCCGAGAACTGGCAATCCTGTGTCCTGCGGGAACTTACGCCAAAGACACCCCGATCAAGTTGGGCGCAAATGGTCAGGGGGCGATTGCCGACTCTGACACCGACACCGTTCTTGGCTACAGCCAGGACGATGCAACTATCGCTGCCGGCGCTACCGACTTTATTCGCGTGCGCTTCCGCGCAGGCACTGTAGCCCCGGCAACTGGCGGCGGCGAGTAAAAGGAGAATATGAATGTACTTCACTAAAGAAACGCTTGCCACGAATAGCCGCCTGCGCCTTCACTGGAACTCTCTGTGGGCGCAGCGCAACATCTGGGACACCGCGCATAACCTCATGGTTAACCAGTACCGTGGCGCGATGGATGCAGAAACGCTGGCGGCCAATGCGCTGGCAGGTGATGGGCTGGGTCGTGAGTTCTGGGCTGAAATTGATCGCGAAACCGTCCAGTCTCGCGATCAGGTGATCGGCATGGAAATTGTCAACGACCTGATGGCTGTGCAGACCGTTCTGCCGATCGGCAAGACTGCCAAACTTTACAACACGATTGGCGATATTGCTGATGATGTCTCTGTGAGTCTTGACGGTCAGGCGCCGTATTCCTTTGACCACACTGATTACGGTAGCGATGGTGACCCAGTTCCGATTTATACCGCTGGCTTCGGTGTTAACTGGCGTCTTGCCGCAGGACTGAACACCGTCGGCATTGATCTGGTTCTGGATTCGCAGACAGCAAAAACCCGTAAGTTCCATAAACGCCGAGTAACTGGTTATCTGGATGGTAATCCGACCATTCAGGTTCAGAACTACCCGGCACAGGGCCTTCGCAACCACCGCAACACCGCTAAAATCAACCTTGGCTCTGGCGCAGGTGGCGCTAACATCAACCTGACCACTGCAACCCCGGCGCAGGCGCTGGCATTCTTCGGTCCAACCGGTGCATTTGGTGTGACTGCCCGCGCCAACCAGGTTACGGCCTATGACGTTTTGTGGCTATCTCCTGAAATCATGGCGAACCTCTCCAAGCCATACACTATTGAGGTGGGTGACGGCACAAACGCGATCATCAGCGGTTCTGTGCTGGATGCTATTCGCAAGTTTATTCCGGTGGAAGACATCCGCCAGACTTATGCGCTGAGCGGTAATGAGTTCCTGGCTTATGAGCGCCGCAAAGATGTGATCTCCCCGCTTGTTGGCATGGCCGTTGGTGTTGTTCCGCTGCCGCGTCCTATGCCTCAGAGCAACTACAACTTCCAGATCATGTCTGCTGAAGGTTTGCAGATTAAACGTGATGACGAAGGTCGTTCTGGCGTGCTGTACGGCGCGAATTTGGCATAAGGAGAACAGCATGGCTAAATACCAGGTAACCAGGGCGTGGCATGGAGTGAAGGTCGGTGATGTGGTTGAAATTGAGACACTGCATCCTGCGCTGAAGCCTCATGTTATGAAATTCTCTGACGCTGCGCTAACCCCGGCGACGCCAGAGGCTGGCACGGATGTGAAATCCCGAAAAGAGATTATCCAGGCGCGGCTGACCGAACTGGGTATTGAGTACAAAGGCAACCTGGGCGCTGAAAAGCTCAGTGAGCTGTTGCCTGACGGCGAACTCGAAAAGCTTTTCCCTGCTGAATAACAGCCGCCGCTAAGGCGGTTTTTTTATGCCCCGCTCCGGCGGGGTATTTCACGGAGTCGATAATGGTAACTCTCGAACAGGCAAAGGAGTATCTGGAGAGCCAGGGAATTACCATTCCCGATTTTGTTCTTCAGGCTCTCGTCGACCAGGCCAACAGCATTCAGGAGTGTCTCGATGCGCACTATCCTGCATCTACCGCGCTGCTGATTCAGCTCTATCTGCTGGCGCTTATGGGGCTCGGGCAGGGGGATAAATACATCTCCAGCCAGACGGCTCCAAGCGGGGCGTCTCGCTCGTTCCGGTATCAGTCGTTCACAGACCGCTGGAAAGCTTCAGTGAATCTGTTGCGTGGGCTGGATACTTACGGCTGCGCCACCTCGCTGATTCCTGCTGACCCTACCGCAGCACCGGCGTTTACTGGCATTTGGATCGGGAAGGGCGGATGTATGTGCGGTGGCAAGTGATGACGTACAAATCAGCGACGGAAAGTAAGCCTAAGCCACTCACCCGCGTCTGGGTGATTACCGATACCGGGCGGGAGACTACCGGCTACGTGAAATCGGACGGCGAGTGGTTCATTAACTGCCCGCGCATCCGGGCGACTGGCGCGAAGGTGCTGAGGTGGAAAGGATGAAGCGAGGCGGGTTACTGAAAAACAGACAACTTTATCGTGTTGGCGAAGTCGTTATGGACTCGTGCATCCCTCCGAACGCCATTAAGCGCAGTGATAAACTTAAGGGCCAGGGCGTAAACGTAACGGTTGTGCTGCGCTGGAAGGAGTGAAAAATGGCAACTGTAACAAGCATGGTTAGCGCGTTGAATGTGACGGTAGTTTTTCGCGTTGCTGGAGAGGTTAAAACCTTCAGCGAGACAGTGGTTTCACCAATCGTCATTGAGCGGTATTTGCAGCTGGAATGCGGTGATGTCACAGGTCTTTTCGTGCCGGTCGGTAAGGGGCAGCAGGTCAATGCGCTGAATATCGAGTGGTTTGAGATTGAGCGCATTCCGGCGCCGAAGGAGTAACGCGTGTCGAGTGTTGCAAACTGGTCATATACCGCCACGGCGACCATCTGGCGCAAGCTGGAAGGAAATGACGAATACGGCGATCCTCTGGGCTATGCCGAACCTGAGCAAATCCTCTGTGATTACGAGGGTGGGCTCAGCAAGAAGTTAGCCAGCCTGGGCGCTGAAATCGTCGTCAAGAACACCGTCTGGACGGAGTTCTCGCTGGCGGCCGCAGGCGATTACCTGCTGATTGGCGTTTCTACCGAAGCCGACCCGGTTGTCGCCGGTGCTGACGAGGTGCGGCAGGTTATCCGTTATGCCGACACGTTTGAGCGCCTGGCGGATGATTACGCCATCCTGACGGGGGTGTAGCCATGGGCATCAAAGTGAAGGGCATCAGCCAGGCGAAGAAGCACCTGAACGATGTCATCAACGACGTTAAGGGGCGCAAGGTAATCCGCGCCCTCCAGTCGGCGATGATGCTTATCGGCACCCGGGCGGCATATTACACCCCTATCGACACCTCAACTCTGATTAATAGCCAGTTCCGCGAAATCGACGCTGGCGGGGTGCTCATCACCGGGCGCATCGGTTACTCAGCCAACTATGCCGCGTACGTGCACGAAGCGTCAGGCAAGCTGAAAGGCCAGCCGCGCGCGCACTTCGGCGTGACCAGTAACCGGTCTGAGTTCGGCCCGCAGAAACCGAAAGAATTCGGTGGCGGGACAGGAAAGGGCAACTACTGGGATCCGCATGGTGAGCCGCAATTCCTGACCAAAGGCGCAAATGACGAGCGCGATAACGTTGATTCGGTGATGCGCAAGGAGCTTTCGCTATGACACCCATGATGCACGAGCGGGTGCGCAACATGTTCGGCGACGCCGGGCTAACTACCGGTTTCACGGTGCAGCAGCTGATGTACGACGACCCGGGAGATCTGTCGAAGGCGATCATGGTGTTCAGGCCTAATGGCGGATCGAATATTCGGACTGACCTCGGCTCTGAGTATCACGTCCTGGTCGACGTCGTAGGCGCAAAAGACAAGCGCAAAGACGCGCTCAATGCCGTGCAGCGCATCGTCGATTACGTACAGGCCAACCCCATGGCTGACGAGTGTGTCGGCTACATCCAGAACATGGGCGCAATTCCCGCGCCGGTGCTCACAGAAGAAGGGCGAATAGTCTTCCGATTGCAATTTGCCTGCACATTTGGCGACTAGCCATTCCCAACCAAATAACCCGCTTCGGCGGGTTTTCTTTTATACGTCAAAGAGGAGTTTCACATGGCTAATTGCCAGAACTCGAACGAGCGCCTGTTCGGCGGTGCGGTCGTGCTGGAAGTCGCCGATGGCTGCCCGGACGTCAAACCACTCGAAGGTGAGTGGATGGCGCTGGCCGCTGGTACGTCGAAGGGCTTCGACTTCAACCCGAACTCGGTTACCTCTGATGCGGATGACGGCGGCGGCTATGTCGAGACCATCATCACCAATAGTGATTTCACCCTGAGCTTTGAAGGTGAAGTGCGCAAGAAGGACAAGCTGGATCAGTACGGCGTTGGCAAGTTCATCAAGTATTTCGCTGACGAGCTGAAGGCCAAGCGCCAGCCTGGGATCTGGGTGCGCATGGATTACGGCCCGGTCGAATTCGTCGGCTACATGAACATCACCGCGCTGAGCTCTGACGGTGGTACCAACGACATCGTCACGTTCTCTACAGAGTTCAAAGTCGGTGATGCAACCACCATCGAAGTTAACGAGCTGACTGCTGTAGCGGTGACTGGCGTAACGGTAACTCCGGCTACCAGCACCGGCACGGCAGGCGGCACAAGTACTTTCACGGTGAACATCGCACCAACTGGCGCAACCAACAAAGACTTCACTGTAGCGACTACCGACGCGACCAAAGCAACTGCCACCGCCTCCGGCAATACCGTTACCGTGACGCGTGTTGCCACCGGCAGCGCGCAGATCATCATCAACACCGAAGACGGCAACTTTGTGGCCGTGCATACGGTTACCGTTACCTAACGGACATTCCAAAGGGCGGCGTGCTGCCCTTGATAATGACTGTTTAATGGAAGGCATATGACTGCTTTAACCGATATTGGCGAACTATCTATTAGCGACAGCCGCGCAGGCGGTAAAGATTACCTGCTCAGGCCTTCATTCGAGGCTATGACGCGGATCGGCGCTCCAGAGGAGATTGTGCAGGCGTATGCCACAATCCACGGCAAAGACGTCGCACAGCTTGTTGAGGTGTGCGCTGGCATGCTGGGGCGCTTTCCTGAATGGCTATCACCTTCATTCAACCGCGCAGCCGAGAAGCTGATATCGACGTGCATGCTTGTGCTACAGGCGTGCTGTGAGGACGACCTGACGCCAATGATCGGCGAATGGAAAGGGTGGCGGCATTGTGTCGTCTACCGCCCGGGCCAGATGCCGAAGAACGACATCATCGTGCTGGCGCAGCACCTCATGCAGCACGGGGTCGTCGGTAAAGCCAAAGTCCGCCAGTTGCAGCGCCACGAAACTGGTGAACGAACTACAGAATTTAAGGCCTTCGACTACATCAGCGCTGCACGTAGCCACTTCGGCATGAATCGCGCCGAAGCCTCTCAGTTAACGATGACTGAATTCCAGATGCTGCTGGCGGCGAAATACCCTGATCAGAAAGGCTTCACACGCGAAGAGTACGACAGTGTTGCGGAGGCTTACTTAGCTAAACAAATGGCCAGAAGGACCAATACCAATCAGAGGAGTAGCAAGCCTGCTATTTAGGATGGTAATATCATCATAAATATCATATAGCTGATTAGAAGGTTAAAATGTTAGTTAAAGCCAGCGCCGATGGAAAAACTCTATTACAGTCAGGTAGCTTTCATAGCATAATTAATCCCTTGGTTCCTTCTGAACCTTTAAAATTGGTTTACGATGGATTAACCATATTTATTACGACAAAAATTCTGCCTGAAAGTGAGTCGAATAAACAGGGGGTTGATGCATTTGTTAAAAATGGAGAGGTTTTTTTCGTCCACAGGGTAATTGTACCTATCATGAATGAAGCTGTCGGTCTTGTTATCCCAGCTGAGATTGGTAAAAAATCTAATGGATTGAAGTTATTTTTAGCATGGCATTCTTTTATCAGAAAAATCGGTGAAAACCAAATTTCTGTCATTACTAACTTTTCTCTTTATGAGGGGGCGTAATGTCGGAGCCTTTTGTTGCATCTGAACCGGATATACCCAACAACAATATCGAAAATACAACTCCTTCTGTACATCAAGGTGGACTAGGCGGCGTTAGTGTTGCAGGAACGATTGCCAAAGAGATCGGAACTGGTGAACACGCAAAAGACTCATTCATTTGGACAACTCTAAAATACTGTTTCTATCTAGGTGGGTTATTTAGTATCTGTTTATTGCTTGTTTTTTTTCATTTTTCATTCGATCTTGATTCGCCTGATAAATTTGACATTGTGAGCGCCCTTAAAGATGTTTGGTCAATTTTTACCCCAATACTTACTTTGGCCTTGGGATATGCATTCGGTAAAAGAGAAGCTTAAATAATTTAGCTTAATCACCCGCTCCGGCGGGTTTTTTTATGCCCGGAGAAAGATATGGCAAGTGAAAAAAACGCCGGTAGCATCGTTTATGAAATCAGCGCCGACGTTGAGCCGCTGTTACAAGGCGGCAAACAGGCCATTGATGCTCTGGATAAACTGGATGTTGCGGCCCAGCAGTCCGGAAAGGGCATGGATAACCTCGACGAGAGCACCTCACAAACCGGGGCCGCGTTTACAGAACTGGCTGGATATGCCAACTCTATGGACAACCAGCTGCGCAAGCTGAACACCAACGTGAGTGGCATTGCCCGTGCAATGGAAGAGGCCAGAAGCGGCACCGGTGGTGCGAGCAGTGAATTCAGCCGTGCACAATCAATCATCGAGGCGCTGGGTAACCAGTTGGCTGTGCTGGATGAAGCGCAGGAGAACGGCGCGCGCAGTGCGGCTGTTCTTGCTGCACAGCTCCGCGCCGGGTCGAAAGCGACAGACGAAGAGAAGCAGAAGATCGGCGAGTTGACCGGGCGGCTCTTCGACATGAAAGGTGCTGCTGATACTTCGATGGGCAGCAACAAAGGCTGGAAGTCCAGCATGCAGCAGGCCGGTTACCAAGTGCAGGACTTTATCGTACAAGTCCAGGGCGGGCAGTCTGCATTGGTAGCATTCGCCCAGCAGGGCTCGCAACTCGCTGGCGCGTTTGGTCCAGGCGGCGCGGTAGTTGGCGCAGTGATCGCGTTGAGCTCTGTCATCGCTGGCGTGCTGATTACATCGCTTAATGGTGGAAAGAACGCCATGGACGCGCTGAAAGATGCAGCCGAAGCGATGGACAAGGTTATCAACGTCTCTATCAATGGCGTGGCCGCGCTGTCAGACAAATATGCGTACCTGGCGAAGACCAACGCTGAGGTCGCAACGCTGATGCGTAACCAGGCGCTCCTGGAGTACAACGAGGCGATCAATAAAATACCGAAAGCCATCAGTGACGCATCAAGTTCTCTACTGTCTTTCAGTGATAAAGCATTGTCGGCGTTCTCTGGCGGCTATGCATCGGTAGATGGATTTAATGACCGTCTGGCTACTCTGGAAATTACCACCGATAACTATGCCGAGGCAGTTAAGCAGGCATACGGCGCAGGTCAGGCGTTCCAGGCTACTGCGAACAGCATCGGCAATACCGTTGGAGCCGTAGCGGACAAGTTCGGCATCACCGAGCAGAAAGCATTTGAGCTGAGCAAGCAGCTTTCAGATATTGCCAAAAACCCATCGCCAGAGGCTTTACAGCGTTTGGCTACAGAGTTGCAGAACACGCAGAGCTCTACTGAAAAGGGACAAACTGCGCTCACAGCGTTCGTTGGTAAGTTGGTAGAGCTTTCGCGTGAGGCGGTAATCGCCAAAGGCAACGTCGCGGCGCTCAAGCAAGAGACAGACAACCTCACCAGCGGCCAGAAGAACCTGATCAAGCAGTCAGAACGCAATCTGGCACTGTCTAAGCTCCAGGGGGAGGCCCGCGCGCGGTTGCAGGCTCAATACGCTGCCGAAGATGCCGGATTTGCGAAGGATGATCCGCATGCCAAGCAGATGGAGGATGACGCTGCTGCCACTTACAAAAATACAGAGGCGCAGAAGGCCCTCAAATCCGAACAGAAGAAAGGAGCGTCTCAGGCGGAGTCTATCGCTCAGAAGCTGGCTAATCTCAAGCAGCAATCGGAGCTTGCCGCTGACTCAACAAATAAGCTTAGTCGCGAGCAGGCGATCCTTAATGCGCAGCAGTCTCTCGGAAAAGGAGCCACAAAAGAACAGCTCGAGCTGGCGGGGCAGTACGCGGCGGCAAAATGGGATACGGCCAACGCACTCAAAGCACAAGCCGCAGCCGAGAAACTCCTGCCAGAAGCGCGCGAAAACGCAAGCTATAAGCAAGATGTTCAGGATCTGAATACCGCTCTGGCTGCTAAGAAAATAAGCCAAGAGCAGTTCAATAAGACATCTGAGAGACTCGAGGCTGCACACCAGGCAAACCTGGCAAAAATCCGCGCGCAGCAGGCGGTGACACCACAGCAAGATGCTGTAGGTGGCATTGATCCGGTTCAGCAACTGGCGAATGAAAACGCCCGAAAACTCGCGCTTATTCAGGAATACGAGCAACAGGGGCTTATCACTCACCAGAACGCACTAGCTTTACGCGCAGCAGCTGACACCGAATACGAGCAGCAACGCCTTGCGGCGCAGTGGACTCTGTTCTCTCAGCAAAGCGCAGCCAATCAGATGCTTGCGGCATCGCTTGATGCTCTTGGCCATAATGCATCCAGCGCTTTCGCTGGAATTATCACTGGCACGCAAAGTGGTGAGGATGCTGTTCGTTCGCTCGCTAACTCTGTTGTTAACCAACTGATCAACTCCTTTGTGCAAATGGGCGTCGAGTGGGCTAAGTCTGCAATCATGGGTTCCACAACCCAGCAGGCTGCAATTGCAGCGACAACGTCAGCTCAGGTTGCTGGCATTGGCGTGCAATCTGCTGCAAGTACCACAGCCGCCGCTGCGTCGACCGCCGCATGGACTCCTGCGGCCATCATGTCCTCTGTGGCTTCATTCGGTGGTGCTGTTGCTATTGGTCTTGGCGCGATGGCTGGCATCCTGGCACTGTCAGGAAAGCGTAAAAACGGCGGACCTGTATCGGCTGGAGGGATGTATCAGGTCGGCGAAGGCGGTATGCCTGAGATTTACCAGGCCAGCACCGGTAAGCAGTACATGATTCCCGGTGATAACGGTCGGGTGATCAGCAATAAGGACATGACTTCCGGTGGAGGGGGCGGTGCTCCGATTCTCAACATCTACAACTACTCATCCGCTTCTGTAGATGCTCAGGCTACACAGAACGGTGATGGTTCATGGACGCTTGAGGCATTCATCGCTGACATGAATAACGGCGGCCCGGCAAGCAACGCCATAACCAGCAACATGAACGTTAAACGCACGCCAAGAGGGCAGGGCTGATGCCAATTATCGACTATCCCGACTGGCTTCCGCTGGCGCAGAAGGCCAGCAAAAACATGACTCTCGATACCGGTTTTCAAACCGATCAGCCAGCGGTCGGCCCGGCTATTTTCGAGAATCAAACCGACGACTTGAAAGTGACCTGGTCGCTGACGTGGATATTCACGCTGGCGCAGGAGCGCGCATTCCAGCAGTGGTTGCGCAGCCCGAACTATCTCAATCGGGGCCTGAACTGGTTCCGGATGAATATCAACCTGGGCGGCAGCGGTCTGCAACTCCAGGAACTTCACTTCACGCAGATGCCGGTGCAAACCAGTATCGACGGCGGGGTGGTAACCTGGACAGGAACGGTTGTTGCCAACCATCTGTACAACGCTGACGACGAGTTTGACGATATCATTGTTGAACTGCCGCCTCCATGGCCTTCACTGCTGGATATCGTTGTCACGGGTTATCCGGACAACAGGGACCCAGAATCACTGCCGAGGGTGCCGTAATGCCGAGCCTAAGGGAGTACAAGCAGCAGCGCCCGACGCGCGGACTGTACGACACCATCACGTTCTACCATCCATCCTTTGGCTACGTCCGCCTGGTCGATAAGCAGTTCTTCCCGAAGACGCTCGGCGGCCAGACGTACACGCCAGCGCGCTTTGAAATCGAAGAGAGTCAGCAGAGCGGTACTCCGGTTATCGACGCGACGGTGAAATTAGGGCGGCTGTCGTCGGATATCAAAGCGCTGATGAAGCAGTGGAAGGGGGCGGCCCGGCTAACAGCTATCACGGCCACCCGGCAGATCTTCGACAGCGGAGACGTGTCTGTGCCAATTAAGTCCTGGCAGCTTTACGTAAAGACGGTGGATATCGATGCCGACGCCGCATCGGTCACTCTGTCTGTTACCAACCCGCTAAACAACAACATCGGAAGGCTCTATGACCCAACGGAATATACCGGCCTGCAATACCTCTGATTTTGTTCGCAAGGTGATCGGCGTGCCGTGGGCTAACCGGGCCTGCTCGTTTGAGAAAGTCGACTGCTGGGGATTGTGCGTTTTGTTTTACAGGCATGTGCTCGGCATTGAGTTGCACCAGACACCGGACTACGAAGCCGGGGCGGACTTCTTCACCTGCTATCAGGGTGACGTCGTCTTCTGGCACCAGGTCGATAAACCGGTCGAGGGCGGGATATTTGTCGGGTACCGCGGCGCGCAGCCGGCACACGTTGGGCTGGTGCTTAACAGGCAGGCGCTACATTCGCGCGGCGAGAATGGAAGCGTGCGCATGGACTCGTTGCTGGTCATTCAGCGGGCATTCACCAAAGTGGAGTATTTTTCTTATGGCGCTGGTAGAGATATCGAATTTTCCAGGAACGCCTAAGCTGCGTTGCAGGGTGCCAAACGGCACCCTTTTTTATGACTGGCTGGCGGCCAATGACGCTACTTTCCACCACGACCTCCTGATCGTCCGCAATGGTGTGAAGATGGGCGACGATGACGAACTGGCGTTTGAGCTGAGTGAGTTGGACCACATCCAGATATTCGACCAGCCAAAGGGTATTGTCGGCGACATCCTGAGCCCGATCTTTAAAGTGGTGGGCCAGGTGTTTTCGTTCCTGGCGCCAAAGCCGGCAATCGCGAACAACGGCGGTAATACCGTCGACTCGCCCAACAATAGCCTGACCGGTCAGACAAACACGGCGCGCGTATATAAAGCCAAGCCGGACATTTACGGGCAGATTCGTTCGTTCCCGGATCTGATTCAGGAGTCGGTGTTCGAATACGTGCACCAGACGTCCACCGACGGCGGCCTGAAGTACGTTACAGAGTGGATGTGCATTGGGATCGGCAGATACGATTACGAGTCCGTGCGCTACTCAGAATCCAGCCTGGGTTCTCTGGCCGGTGCCGAATTCCAGTTCTTCCAGCCTGGCGAAGTAATCCCGCAGATCGTCGAGGGATACGGCTTCGATGACGTTGACGGGCAGGAGGTCCCCGGGCAGAACGAAGCCAGCGATTTCCCGGTAGAGAGCGCGACTGCAACCACTGTGGTAAGCGGCACGTATTCCGGTGGCCAGATAGCGATGAAAATCGTGAAACAAGCCGAGTTCGACTATTTCATGGGGCTGGTTCTGCCGCACGCGGTTACCTTCACCATCAACGTGACGTACAGCACGGCCTCCGGCAACGTTACTACCGATGCGACATTCTCCGGAACGCTGATCTCCGCTGTTGAAACAAACGACGGCGCGGTTGTTAACCCGGTGCGCTGGTACACGTTTACGATGAACCAGCTTGAGGGTCCGCAGGACATCCCGGCGAATGCCACGATCAACACCGCGAAGTTCATCCTGAACGATAACGAGGCGCTGGTAGTGGGGCCGTTCTTCTCTCCAGTTGAGTCAACCCAGTTGTGGCTTCATACGCAGTCCAGCCTCGGAGGGAAGAAAGAGACCAATTGGAAGGTTGTCATCTGGAAAATCGACGACGACTACAACCAGGTACCGGGAACGCAGCAGACGTTTACGTACCGGCAGACAACGCCGCACCAGTCGACGAGTGAGGTGTTTTATCGCACTGACAAGATCACTCCGACCGGAGGCTTCGGGAAGTACGCGGTCAGCTTCCAGCGCACGGACAACTCCGGTGACGCGTCTCTGCTGAAAGTCGAGGAGATCCACAGTATCAACATCCGTACGAACGTCGTTCACCCGACGGACACGCTGGTGCGGGTGAAGGTGAGGGCGACGGAGAACGCGCTGGGCAGCCGTGAGCGGAAATATAACGCGCTGGTGACGCGCCATACCATCACATACGACCTGGACACGCAGACGGTGGATTACACGCTGCGTCCGTCGCGCTCGTTCGCTGATGCGGTGGCGCATACCTGGCTCATTATGGGCGAGCAGCCAGTAAGCAGCATTGACCTGTACGGTCTGTACTCAATCGCTGAAAGCCTTCCTGACGAACGACTCGGTTACTTCGACTACACGTTCGACGACGAAAACGACTCACTGGGCGACCGCGTGCAGGCGATCTGTAATGCGGCGTCGGTCGTGGCGTACTGGGATGACGGCGTGCTGACGTTTACCCGTGACCAGAAGGTTGACTACCCGGCGGCGGTATTCAACCGGGCCAACATGAAGACGGACGAGTACAAAATGACGTACGAAGCTACTCTTCCTGGCGGTTACGACGGCGTCCAAGTGTCCTATGTTCACCCGACCACGAACAACAAGACGTACATCAACTACCGCGTGCTGAACGGCGCAATCGTCGAGCAGGAAGCGGAGAATCCGAACAAGCTGGAGATCGTCGGCTTCCGTAACGAGTATCAGGCCCGAGAGCGCGCATTACGCGAAACCAAACGCCTGATCTACTCGCGCGTGAAGATGAACGCCAAAGTTTTTGAGGACGGCATAATTCAGGTCGGTAGCGTCATTCAGATGCCCGACATCTACGACAGCAACCAGCAGCAGGGTTACATCACCGGACGCGCCGGGAATAACTTCGATACCAGCGAGCCGATCGCGTTTACCGGTTCGATGTATGTGCTGGTTACAGACAGCCTGGGTAATCCGACGCTGCGCTATCCGGCAACCGCCCGCACTGACACGAAGTATGGCTTCACTGCTGCAATACCCGACATTCAGCTCAATATCTGGAACGGAGACACTGTGCAGCTCCCCTCACGCTATCTCATCGCGACAGTTGAAGAACTGGACAGTCAGCTATGGACGGTCAACAGCATCAAACCGAACACAGATAACACGGTATCTCTGACCGTCGCGGAATACAGCGACGCCATCTACGAATAAGAACCTTTCCCGACTAACCCCAACCCGGCCACTGAGCCGGGTTTTTTATGGAATAAATATGGCTACCACTCCGACAAATAATCCAGTGCCAAGTGAGGCACCCGCTGATCTTAAGTTCAATGCCGGTAAAATTGATGAATTCGTAACATCTCCAGGGCATCAATACATTGACAGGAAAGGTGTAGCGCATCGTACAATTGCTGGAATCAATTACGATGCAAATCAGGCAATTCTGAATTATGGCTACATCACGAAGGACTCTTTTGAGCTGGGCAATACCCTCAATTCTGCTAACGAAGTTCTGCGCTGGCAAAGCAATGGCTGGTACTACCGATGGGATGGAGCATTCCCCAAAGTAGTTCCCGCCGGCTCTACACCTGATAGTGCTGGCGGAATTGGGAAAGGTAAATGGTTGGGGGTTGGTAATGATGCAACTCTGCGTGAAGAATTAACCGATACGAATGGCGGAGACTCAGTCGTATCAAGTCAGTATGGTGGGAATATTCAGGACAGCTATGTAAGCCGTCAGAGGGCTGTAGCTGATGGTGTGCATCTTTTCCTAGTTTATGGGCAATCCAACGCTAAAGGGCAGGCTGCAAATTCTGCTGGTGCGCCAACATATGTCTCTCCACTTGCTCGTTATTATAATGGTTCAACGCTTGCCCCTATGACGGCATATATGATTACCTCCAATGACAGCGCTAGTACTGGAGGCGCATGGCTTGCTTTTGCCAATAAATATATTGGCCTGAGCGGGAAAGAGTGCGTATTTACAAACAGCGGTAAAGACAGTCAGTCTATAGCGCAGTTGCAAAAAGGGGACTCAAGCAATAACTACGCTAACATGCTTACCTTCTGCAATGCGGCCAAACAAAAAATTATGGCAGAGGGTAAGACCATTTCTGAAATAACTGTATTGTTTGTTCAGGGAGAAAGGGATGAGGCTCTGGCAACAACTAAAGCAGCGTATAAAGCAGCTTTAACTCAGTTGTGGACAGACTTGAAAGCTGATACAGGTGCGACTCGTCTTTTTAACTTCACAGTTGGGACATATAACGACTCAACAATGCAGATAAATAGCTGGGCTATTCAGGATGCTCAGAGAGAGTTTAGCGCTGAAAATAACGATGTTTATACTGCTTCTGAGCTTCTTCCACGCCTAAAAACGCAAGGGATGGGTGTTGACACAGTGCATTTGAATCAAAGGGGATATAATATCCTTGGAGAGGATGGCGCAAGAACTGTGGACGATATCATTAATGGAAACAAGGCTAATGATGGCTTGCCATTACTGGATCGACAAGGCACCCTGAACATGTCTTATCAGCAAGATTGGATGTTGCATGGGGCATGGATCACGAAAGCAAATGGCGCATGGAATTTCAGAGCCGATCAGTCAAGGGCAGTATCACTGATATCTGCAATTCAGGATAACGCTACAGATTATTTGCTCGTTAAAATTCCAACTGACCTTAGCTACCTTCTTTCGGCTGATGGTACTAACTTCTACGCCAGCGGCTATCCAGAACTTAAAATTCGATTCGATAAATCGATGTATATGGATCGTGATGAGGGCGGTTATACATTAGCTAAAATGTATTTCATTGCAGATGTTCAGGTTCAGGTTAACCTTTCGACCAAGGCATTTAACACGACAGGAAGAACCAATCTGGACTTATCCAGTGTGATGACCGGTGTTTTCGGAACCGGAGTGTTTACTCTAACCCATCCGTCGTGTTCATCAATTCCAATTTGCCAGTCCATGACGGCAGGAGCAAGTTTCTTGTCTGTCAGGCAGTCATCTAACCAGACTGGAACCATAGTGGACTGTGTGGACGTAAACTCTGCGCCCAAAAATATCTACTTTATGATGGATATGAAGGGGATGGTTATCCCTCCACGGGCGCTTCCAAACGGCATTGAAGTGTTCTTCAGTGTGATTGGTGCAAAGAAGACTGGTCTTTGATATACCCCCCGTAACATATCTGTGTTACGGGGGTTAAAGTTTTAAGTATACATCCTTTATATCAAGAAAAATTAGCAAGATAGAAAAGTCCGCCTGGGTGCGGATCTTATATTAATTTTCTTATGGTAGAGAAGCTTATAGTAAGTAACATTGCTTCAAACATAAAGAGGACGCGATCTGCTGATGCATACACTGTAGGAGAAAACCCTATCATTAATACCGTAGCGGGAGCAAAAACAACCATAAATATAATCGCATGCTTATTTTGTTCGTTAAAAATCAACAAAGAAAGGTATATAAATGTCACATAGAATAACAATGATAACATGTATCTAAAATAAAATGATATATTTACCCAATCACCAGGAGACATGAACTGACTTGGTATAATATGCACTTCTTTAGCTATGTTGAATATGATGACGAAACAAGAAGCAGCAACACCAAAAATCTGAAATCTACCTTTATATAATTTGTAGTATAAAATAACCAGCATAATAGATGTAAACATCATTAGTAAATTCTGACTGTTTACCAATGAACTAAATCTATCCAACCCCATACCGATTTTGTCAAGCATGCTGAAGTCAGCAAACTCAGGAATCCTTCTTGATTCACCTATAAATCTTAGTTTATTCCCTGGAGCTAGCATTAACAATGCAAACGAAGCCAGAGATAATACTGAAAAAGTAATTCTGTATATATCAATTGATCTAGTGATCATAAATGAATAAACAATGAAGGCAATCATTGTCACACCCATTTGTTCATTTGAGCACGCAATTGGGAGAGCTAGAATGGATAATGACTTCTGCATGCCGCTCGCTTGCTGGTATGCATTCAGTACTGATATAGAATACAAGCCGAATGATACAGGCAGCAGGTAGTTATAAAACCCAGTTACCCATAGAGCTCCCTCTGTATATGTTTTTGTTGGCATGCAAAAGAATAGCAGCATAATCAACAGAACACATTTCGGTGAAAAACCATCTTTTCCTGAAGATAATTTATATACTGAGTGGCAAAGCAACAAGAGACAGCAAGGTATCATTACCCTCCATGTGTAATGTATGTTAATGGTTTTTACCATTATTGCCTCAATAATAATCCTTCCACTCCATGTCATATATCTCATATTTAAAAACTCTCCCAGCGACATCTTGGCGAGAGCATTCACAAAGTATACATCGTCATCCATATAAGTTCTTAAGCCAAGAGAAGATCCTAGCTTGTAGAGAACAATAGCAATAGCCACATAAACAACAATATTTGTAGCGTTATTGACAAGTGTATTTTGTCTCATGAATATAGCCATCCGTATCTTCTATTGAAATTATTAGAGTTAATGAGGCATCTTTATAGTTAATGCTTTTTGCCCCATAAAACCCTGACATATTATAACGTTTACCTTCTCCAAACAGTTTCATCACATCTGGTGTTTTGGTGGTGACTTTGTATAATGGTAATATATCTTTTCCTGTATCAACATATAATCTTGTGATCTTTGAGATTTGCCCATTTTTTAGGAATGCCCAACCTTTAACTGCGACATTATTCTTATCAAAACTACACGAATCAATAGAGTATCTAATATCATTAGTAAAATCTGATTTTACATATCTAATATCATAGGCATTGTGATGTTTATATAACCAAAAGGGGAAGGCAATACATGCAAGCAATGATATAATATATATTAAATCAATGATTTTAATCTTCATTGCGTACACCTTTCATAATATACCGAGGACGCTGTTTCACCTCGACATAAATCCTTCCAATATATTCTCCAAGGACACCGATACCTATCAACTGAATGCCACCCAAGAAAAGTATTGAAACGAGCAGTGAAGGATATCCTCGAACAGCATTACCGAACACCAACGTGTCGAAAATCATCCATGCGCCGTAAAGGAACGCCACTCCAGCAACGAGCAGGCCGATGTAAGTCCACATACGAAGAGGGAATGTAGAGAAACTGGTGATTCCTTCAAGTGCCAGGTTCCACAACTTCCAGCCGTTGAATTTCGTACTGCCTGCAACACGCTCGGCTCGGGCATACTCTACAACATCAGTACGGCCACCGACCCAGCTTAGTACGCCCTTCATAAAGAGGTTCCGCTCTGGCATGAGTTTTATGTTCTCTACCACCTCGCGGGACATAAGCCGGAAGTCGCCAACGTTCTCTTCGATCTTTGGATTGCTGATTTTATTGTGGAGTTTATAAAACCACTCAGCCGTTTTGCGCTTCAGTCGACCGTCTGTAGAGCGATCAGAGCGTTTAGCCAGAACCATATCGGCTCCGGCCTGCCATTTTTCTATCAGGTGCGGAATAACTTCAATCGGGTCCTGCAAATCAACGTCAATGGGGATGATTGCTTCACCGGAAGCATGATCAAGACCAGCGAAAAGCGCTGGCTCTTTACCAAAGTTGCGAGTGAACGACAGCGGAACCACAAGCGGATCGGCAACAGCAAGCGCATTGATAATTGATTCTGTAGCGTCTTTGCTGCCATCGTTTATGAAGACTATCTCGACTTCATGTTGCTGAAGCCCTTCAGATTCGCGCACGGTTTTATAAAAAATAGGTATCGCGTCTTCTTCGTTAAAGACGGGAACGACCAGAGAAATTTTCATTTCGCATCCCTAAAGACAATGAACTTTGAATAAATAAAACCGCACACCAGACTGATGGCGGAGAAGAGAATGAGGGTCACGATGGGAGCCATGCCGGACTTATCGGCAGCCCAACCAACAGCTGCGCTCAAGGATCCCATAAACCCTACATACAGTATGTAGCGCATCGTGGTTGTCGAAGACTTAAACGTGAACCTGGCGTTAGCAAAGAAGCTAAACGACACTGCCACAACGAATCCGGCGAAGTTCCCAAGCGCCTGACCTGTATGGAATGCGTAGATGCAAACGGCGAACACAACCCAGTGAATGAGCGTGTTGATAACACCTATTGATGTGTACTTGGCGAATAACTTTAACATTATAAAAATCAGTGAATTCGGAAAGGTCTGAAGTTTAGCACCACTGTGCAACTTGATCGACTCTCATGTTTGACGATACTGTATATAAATACAGTTGTTTTTGGAGGGGCCATGGAGGCAAAAGCTCAGCGATACAGGCTTGAACAGTTATGTGGCGTTAACCGTTACTCATGCCTGGTTGAAACGTCAGGCGGTTATGCGCTTTTTCAGCCTGATCTTGTGCCATCCAACGGAACACGCGTGCTGGTGCATGCGTTCGGACAACTACAGTTCGCGGTCGTTATGGGCGGTGCGCTCATCACAGAAGACGGTGAAAGCATAGAAGGTGATGCTTTAGATGAAGTTGAAGTTATGGGTGTGGTGACCTTCTTTATAAATGGCGCAGCGGCGTTCACAGACGACAATCCGGTGATGTGATGTTTGCCCTGGTCGATGTGAACTCATTTTATGCCAGTTGCGAGACGGTATTCAGACCAGACCTGCGCGGGCGGCCTGTTGTCGTTCTGTCGAATAATGACGGTTGCGTAATCGCACGTAGCGCAGAAGCAAAGGCTGCCGGGATCGCGATGGGTGAGCCGTTCTTCAAGCAGAAGGAGTTGTTCCGGCGCGCTGGCGTAGTTTGCTTCAGCAGCAACTACGAGCTCTAGTAAGTTAAATGGAATGCAACATCTTCGGTATAAACTTTAATCAGTTGTTATGAACTGAAAGGGGAAGGCCGTGAACACTTCCATGCATTCCGCATCTGCTCTTCTGCTGACTGAGCAGTGGCTTACAATTCTTTCGAATTTAGGAAGAGCCAGCGCAACTATTAAAGCCTATCGAAGTGCCCTGACGCATTTTTTTGCCTTCTGTGAAATACACGACATTGCTCCTGAAAGAGCTTCCTTTGAAGACATTGCAGGATATATCCGACCTCAGCTCCCTGATATGCCGTCGTCCGTTGCAAGCGCCACGCTCCAGTTGCGCCTTTCAGCTCTTCGTCTCTGGTATGACTTTCTGGTTTATCAGGATATTTGCAGTCTCAACCCGTTACCCCGTTCGGGTTTGCCTGGTGCCATTTATACCGGACGCGGCCTGATCCCACGTATCAACCGACTCCCCGTTATTCCCGATGACGGGGAGTGGCTCAGGTTCCTGAAACACGTTTCTGCAGCGCCTCTGCGTGACCGACTGATGCTTGCTCTGGCTTATTATGGGGCGCTCCGACGTACTGAAGTGACGGCTCTGAGGCTTGAGGACATTGACCTGGCTCATCGCCTGATACGCATCCGGGCAGAAACGACGAAAAACAGACGGGAAAGAATGGTCTGCTATAGCGCCGACGTTGCGCCGGTACTGGCAAACCATTTTCAAAAGCTACGGCTGGAAGGCTGGTCAGGCGGTGCTTTGTTCCGTTCCGTCTCTGACCGTAATTACGGCGCTCCTCTCTCTTTCTGGAGCTGGAGTAAAACCGTACGGAAATGGGCGGCAGAGACTGATCAGCCAGACATCACCACGCATACTTTTCGTCACCTCCGGCTGACGCATCTGGCACGGGCCGGATGGAAACTGCATGAACTGGCTACTTATGCAGGGCACAGGGACCCACGTACAACACAAATTTATATTCATCTGTCGGGAACGGATATGGCTGCCCGCATGGCTGCTGCCGTCGCTGAAACCGACCGTAAGATTGCAGGGCTTATCTTTCAGGCGGGAGCCGTGTGA